GTGTACTATGTGTTAGTTCAAATCTACCGTTACCTTCCATACCAAATGTGTAAATACTACCATTTTTTGTAAGTACTTCATTTGTATAACCTTTTAATTTATCACCAGAAGGAAGATATATAGTATTATAATCGTTAGCAAAAGTCATTCTTCCTTCATTATTATCTACAATACCTAATCCAGAATCATTACCAATTGTATACACTATTACAGGATAATTTCTTGCTGTTATACTTTCTGTTGTATCTTTATGTGGATATACATATTGATTATCAAGATATATGTTTCCAATTACAGAATCATAATCTGACATGTCAATACCTAATGAATTTTGAATTTTATCTATTATAGGTTGTAATACACTAATAGAAGGTAATTGATTTCCTTTTTGATCTAAACTATGATAATTATAATAGTTATTATTAACCCCTTCAAATTTTTGAATTTTAACAGGATTAGCTTTAGGATTATTTCTTGCCCACATTAAACCATAATGAAACATTTCATTTGCAAAAGTACCTTTATTTTCTTTATATGTTTGAGCTTGTATTTGTGGTTTTATTAATTCTACAAAATTTTGTGTTTCTTCTTTACTAGGATTAGTTTCAGCTTGTACAACACCATAATCTTCTGATATTACTTTAACATTAGTAGATGGTTGAGTAGTAATTAATTTATCAAAGTTTTCATGAAACACAATATTATTTGGTATAGGTCCCGCAGCAATAAACATATCTGCCATTTCTTGACCTGTATAACCATTAAGATTAGTTCCAGAATAGTCTGATACTAAAAATTCTTTATAACCTCTATTAGCTAAATCATAAAGCTTTTTGATACTAGAAATAATTTGCTCAGGTGATATAGATTTTAAACTGTTATTTTCTTTAACTCTTAAATCTTTAGTAGGTAAAGCATAACTTTGTCCTTGCAAACCTTCTCCCTGCCCATACATAGCTCCAAAATTATCTTTTGCATATTTAGCAGCACCAGCACCATGTCTTCCTTCAGGATTACTTCCAAATACAAATATTTGATTAGGTGCCAACTTAGTTACTTTTCCAGAGTATGTTTTTCTAGTAGTAGGTTCAACACTAGTAGATGATTGAGTAGTTCTTAATTGTTCTACTACTTCAGCTAATGCTGTAGGATGCATACCCTGACCTCTAGCTTCAGATTTACCAGCATATAGTAATGTAACTCCATCAAGTTTACCTTGATTAATCTGATCAAGTATCCAGTTTCTTTGTTGTGGTTTTACGTCTTTATGATTAGTTCCTAACAACCATTCTTTATAAGCTACAACCGCTGCACCTATACTAGGAACTTTTATTGTACCCCCATAACCAGCTTCACTAAAAGGATTACCAAAGTTTTCAAAAGCATTAGTATTACTTGTTCTCATAGTATTAACACCTTCTGCAGTGTAAACTGGTCTTGACTCTAAATCACCTTTCCATTGTCTTGATGTATCTATTGTAGGTTTAACACTAGTAGCTGGTTGAGTAGAAGCTTCTTCAGCACTCTGAGCCTTAGCAAGCATGTCTTCAATCATTGGAGTATTAGCATCCATGATTACTTCTTCTTCTACAGGTTGAGCAACTGGCTTAGGAGCTATGTATGTCTTAGGATCTCTTACAAAATTAGTAAAGTCTCTATTAGGTGAATCAAGCATTAACTCAAAGATGTTTCCAAGAGTATTCTCATTTAACTGTTTCTCCATGAATAGTTTTGAAGCAGATTGCATTACACCTAAGAATTCATTATAAGGAAGTGCTTCATTGAAACCATACTTACTGTATCCTATACCATGTTGATACATGCTCATTATAGGGAGCAGGCCAAAAAGCTTACTGATTCTTTTGTTATCTGTAGGGTCTGTAACTTTCTTTACATTTTCATCAGCCAAGTCTTTCAGATTTTCAAAGTAAATCTCTGCTAACTGAGGATCTTTCAACATTGCTTTATCATTCAAAGTTAAAACTCTTTCTCCAGTCTTAATGTTTGGTATAGTAAGCTGACTCAAGATTGGGTATCTTCCTTTAAGTTGAGAGAATTCTTCTATCATATCCAAGACCATGTCTGTATATGATTGACCCTCAATACCCATAATTGCTTTTCTATTGAATGCATTAATTAATGCTCTTTGATTTATGTAAGCTTCATAAGCTTCTTTATCATTGGCAGTTAACTCACGCATTTTTTTGAAGTCTTTGTTTTCTAATACAGACTCAAGTGAATATAAATTTCTTTGATTCTCTCTTTCAAACACATATCTAAAATAGGCAGCTTCTGATTCAAATATTGCTGAAGTTCCAAACCCTCTTAATCCACTTTCAGAATAATTGCCGGGCATAGTATTATTCCTGTAATACAAACCTTCTTGATATTCTTTTCTAAGCTTTGCCTCATCTACAAACAATTTCCCATCAATGATCTCTGCACCATTCTTTACTCCAACTTTACTGACAACATCCATCTTATTAAAGTTCTTAGGCATACTTGTTAGTTGGCCATTCTCATCAACAAAGTTGGACATATAGTTTTGGAAGATATAATTTGGAATAGCATTTTTGAACTGAGTAATAAAATTTCTTGTTCCGTCCTGACCTTTTCCAAATCTTTTTGCAACTGCACCAGCTCTTTCAGTACTTGTTTTCAAGATAAAGTTAGTTACAGTATCATTATTTCTAAGTGGAAACAATGGAACAATAAGATCACTGATTAATCTATTGTCAAAGAAAGTACCAAGTACAGTTTCTTTTAATTTATCTACTGTGCCTTCTTCAATCTTAGACATTTGTTTAGCATCTTCCAATGACATGTTTCTTCTTATTACTTCTTGTAAAGTTTTAGAAGTCTTAGTATCTGGATTAGATAAGAACTTAAGTGTAGTAAACCCGCGGCTAGATTTTTCTAGCTCAATAAAATGAAGGAACATTGCTTCCATATGATTTCTCAAAGCGGGTTCATTTGGATTCTTAATGATTTTTCTCATTAGTTCAATATCAAACTCACCTTTAGAATTTAAAATACCTGAAGCACCTGTTGCTTTAGTAACAGCATTATAATATTTTTTCTGACTTACTTTCTGTGCCCCATCTTTAATACCAAACTTTGCTAAAGCATTTACTGCTGCCTGGTATTTACCCATGGTTGCTATAAAATCTTCTTCAATTGTTCCTGTAACTTTTGAGTATGCACCCTTAATTATTCTTTGTTGTTTTGCATACTCTCTAACAATTGGATTTGACGCAAATAGAATTGCAGTTTCTTTAGGTACACCGGCTTTTAGTAAGAAAGTAATCATTGGAGTGATCTCATAATTACCTTGAATAAAGAATATCCATGCATCTTTCTCAACATCCACAGCACCATTCATCATTTGTGAAAATAATTCACCAATGTTATCCATACCGTCTACAGTATCTGTACCTGAAAGAGAAACTCTACCATCTTGAGTTTTGTTATGAGGCAACATTAGTCTTACATCATAATCATTTTTTCCATCAACATATCTTCCAAGACTTTGATCAAACACTGAATCTTTATATGTTGCTGGCATGGATATACCTATTGAATTAAAGATTGGATGTAATGCATTTTCTACAGCAATCATACCCAACACTCTCTTAGCAATCGTGTTTACATCATGTTTGTGTAAGTTGTAACCTACCTCAAGAATTCTTGTTGGGCTAATCACTTTAGCACCTTTCTGATTAACTCTATATTCCTTACTATTCACATTCTTAAATCTGTTATACTCAATAACATCATCTTGAATTACATCAGCTATTTCATCTTTTAATAAGTATGTATCATTTGGTCTTACTAATGATGCATAATTATCTGGCAACTCAAGAATACCTTTAATTGTATTGATTAATCTGTTTTCTAAAGCTGCTTTCTGTTTCTTAATTAAAGCTCTGGCAACTTTACTTCCTCTTTCATTTCCAGATAATTCATTTACTTTTTTAAGAACTTCATCATTAGTCAATCCTGTTTCAACATATTGACCATTACTATCTATGCTAGGCATAAATGTTGTCAACTTATCAACATCATAATCAGCTCCTGATTTAGCAACAATTTCTGATGGTGGAATAATAATATTTCCTGCTGCTGGATCTAAGAACTCATAGATTTCCATGAACTCCATTGAGTTAATACCCTGAACTGGGATACGTACTGCAGATATTGTTACTGCTTTACGGTTATTATTCAAGTCCAACCACTTGTCATCCTTAATCATTTCATTAAGTCTTTCTCTTGTTGCAATAGGTTGACCGTCTAAGTGGTTAAGTTTAAGCAAGTTAGCAAAGTCTCCTTGAAGTGCAACAGCAACTTTCATTGCTGCCGTCTTACCATCAGCTGTATCATTATTATAGAAAGGTAAATTATTAGTACCCATGTACTTTAATATATCTGCCTTAGTAGCTTTCTTAAGTTTGCTATCCCACATTCCATTGGACATAGAACTAGCAACTTGAACTAATGCTTCACCTTTTACTTTTTGTTTTATTAATCTTTTTTCTACAAGAGAAACAAGAATCTTTTCAATATCATCAGCTTTAAGGTGCAGAGACAAATCTGTTTTAATAGATTTATCTCTATTGAGCCCTACCATTTGTATCAAATGCTCAGGAAGATCTCTTCTTTCAAGTTCTCTTTGAACAACATCTAAGAAGTCTTGTATGTTTCCAGTATACTTACCAGTCTTTGGATTATACTCATATCCAATTTCATGAAGTAATTCAAGCTTTAGAATATTACTATAAGCATCAACGGCAGCTTCATATGATTTTACTGCAACTGAGTTTTTAGGATTGATAATTTTACCATTTCTGTACATACCTCCCAAGATCAACTTTCTTAACTGAGTTGAGAACACAGTTTTGTTTTTAAACTTGTTAGGTACATTAGTTACATTCTTAAGATTCTCAAGGTAAATAACATTTGGTGTAAATGCAATATCTCTTTTTAAAGACTTTTGATCTTTATCATCATAAATCTTATCTGCTACTGCTTCACCTTTATCATTTACTTCAGATGTAACACTACCAAGCTTTGAACCAGTTTGGAATGTAACATACTGAATATTCTTAGTCATCATTTGTCTATGAAGATTTTCAAGATCTGAACCAGCAATAACACTAGGGATTAATGGAGCTAATGCAAACTTGTGCATTGCATTTACTGGAAGACCAGTATTGGCTAAGTTACCAAAGTTTTGTACTTTGTATACAGGGAAGAATTCTTTTATCTCACTTGTAGTTACATTGTCTCCTTTAGCAATTCTCTGAAATAATATTTCTTGCTCATTAGACCAAGCATTTTCAAGATGTCTTAGTGTCCGGTATGCATCAAAAGTGATAAAGCCTTGCCCATCTCCTTCTTCCATTCCTTTATACTTACTAAGTTCTATCTCTAATCTTTTATTAATTATCTTTTCAGCATTTGGAATTCCTGCATTTTTATATCTTGCTTCATAGTCTTTTCTAAGTCCCTTTTCAATTTGACCAAGATATTCTGAATCTCTAATTACATCTTGAATAATTGCAGTATTGAAAGTTCCATTGTAAGCAATTGCAGAAATGCCTTGTTTTTTAGCATAAGATGTAGTGGCTAAGTAACCATTAACAAATTTTCTTGCTGCTATGTCAGATCTAAATCCAGGGCCCCCAGATGTAGCTCCAGTATTTCTCTTGTGCATCTCTTCTTTGTAGTGATTGTATTGAGCAAAGTCACCATAGAAAAGAATACCCATTTCAAAGTTATGTATCCAAGAATTATAAGTATAAGCTTCAACAAGCTTTTGTTCTACTTGATCATCTGATAGATTAAATATTTTCATTCTATCTTTAAGATCTTGAGAAATATATTTTGATTCCTGAAGCATCTCAAGATTTTCTTTAGCTTGTCTGTCAAAGTATTTCTTTACATCTCCTCTTAATACACCAAGTGCACCTGTAGTGTCTGCTTTTAGAAATGTACTTAAGTTAAATAGAGTCTTATTCTTAACTGCAGAGTCAATAGCATCATAGATTTGTTTCTTTAGTGAATCTGAGATAACATCATCAAAGGCTGTAAATTCTTCACCTGCCATTCTTCCACTACTGAGCACTCTATTATAGCCAGCATATTTCTTAAACTCATCTTTGTTAATCTTGAATCTGTAGATTCTTTCAGCCTCTGCTTCCATGTAAGGAAGTAAATGAGCCTTTAATGCATAATCAAATGCAGTTCCTTTACCAAACATGTCAAGGTCAACCCAAAGTTTATTATCTCCACCTTCTTTACCTGGTAGACCAATAACTCCTCCTTCAATTCTAGCACCAAAAGACGAAGACTTAGAAGCATGTCTCATAAATTCTTGCACACCATCTTTTAACATAGTATGCATTTCCTGAATCATCTTACCATTTACATCTAAACTTGTTGTGTTAAATCCATCTTCATTCTCAACTTGAGTTCCAGAGTTTGCAAATAATAAAAATGATCTTGTTGTTCTTCTTGATTGCTCAGGAGACTTCAAGTCATACAATGATCTGATTATACCTAATCTATTTGTGTAAGAGTTAATAGCAGGGTCCATATAAGACATATACTTAAACTCATCACTGGTCCAAAGATCAGAAAGTTTCTTTGCATTATTTAATGCATATACTTGTTTGCTAATTGTATGATTGTCAATAAATTCAGAGACAAGATTCTTTTCAGCATTAAGCACCATAGAATTAGATGTTCTAGTACCATATCTTGCTTCAAGACTTGCAATTGCAATTACTTTATTTTTCTGTACAATTTCTGTAGCACCAATAATATTAGCAGGAATTCCTTTTGATAAAACTTCAATTGGGTTTTCTCTAAAATTACTAATCAAACTTCTTACAGTACTACTAGTATTTGGAAGTTGTTCTTTCTCATGCAATTTTTTGATGATCTCAAAAATATATGGAAGACCAAACTCTTCAATTGTTTTGTTATCTTTCTTAAGTGTATTTTTGATAATACTTAAATCACTCAAGTTGAATCCAATAGCTCTTGCAAAAGCATATGATTGATTTACATCTAACTTACCTTGAGATGAAAAACTATCAACTACTTTTCCAAGATTAAGCATTGGTGTATTATCTCTACCAACTCTTTCTACATATGGATTATACTGATTTGCTCTGAAGTTTTCTCTAAACATTCTTACAATGTTCCCAACTTCATTAGAAGCTTCAGTTACTTGTGCATCATAATCATAAACAGGAACTGTTTTCTCTTCTCTAGTGAATTGATTGTACTCAATTTTCTCACCCGTCTGATTCTTAAACACAGTAAGCTGAATATAAGGTACTCTAGTTTTACTAAAGTCTTGCCAGAAAGATGTTGTTGCTTGAAATTCAAATGCATTATTAGTAAATACAGTTGGGTTAGCAAGCTTTGACTGCACAAGTTGTTTAAACTCTGGTACAGTTTCACTTTCTTGCATGAGCTTATCATACATTTGCTGTGGATCCTGAATGCTGCCAATTGCTCTTACTGTATTATTCCAAGTACTTCTAAAATCAGCAAGCTTCTTAAATCCTAATTCATTGTATTCATACTCTACTTGACCCGTCTTCTTATTAATCTTTGCTTGATACAAACTTTTTAGAATGTAAAGAGTTTCCTTACCAGCTAATTGAATAAGTGACTTATCATTATTTTTTTGATCCCCAAATCTTTCAGTATCAGCCGCATTCTCAGGCTCAACAAGATTTCCTTCTTCATCTAATTCTAATGCAGTATACTTTTGTCTTACAAGGTCATAAGAACTATTCTCCACATGGTATTGTACAAGTCCGGATTTTGTGTCCCCATAGTTTTCAAGACCAGTTTGTATAATCCTAATTCTGTTTTGTAGTATGTCCCTTTTATATTCATTCTCTTCATTCTCAGGAGTTTCCTCCAATTGTGTTTCATAACCCTTTAACTTCTCTTCTAGATTTTGCTTAATCATATTATAAAGAGGCTCACGGTTTCTTTTATCCAAAAGAATACTTAATGTTGCTCCCTTATTATCTCTTTTACTTACTTCATTATCAATGATACCAGAGATAATAGAATCCATACTATCTTTCAATAAGTTGGAATCTTGTCTATTTAATACTTGATCTGTCTCAGTACCTGGTTTAACTATACCACTGTTTCTATAGAGCAAGTCAAACATAACATTGTCTATAAGTGGTGTGTAGTTATTCAGATTCTTACCTAAATATAAATTATCAAATAATTCTTTTACTGTACTTATCTCAGATAGATTTGTAACTGAACCTTTTCCAAATAATGCTTTTAAGAAATCAAGTATTTTTCTAAAAAGACTATTTCTTTTTGGTGCATCTTTTACTGTCTTTTGATTCTTTGCATAATCTCTAAACTCCTCAGCAAGTAATTCTTCAATTTCAAAGAAGCTTAAGCTTTTACCTGTTCTTCTAAGTACTTCATTGTATAGAGCCTTCTTTTCAGCTTTAGTGAGATATAACTGAGAGAAACCATGCCAAGCTTCATGATAAACATCAACCATATTTCCAGTAGCTGCAACTTCAATCATACCTAGGTTGCCATTTAATGCAGCACCATAAGCAATAAATCTTGCATAAGCATTAGAGTTAACAATGTTTGCTACTTGTTTAAGTCCAATGTGTTTATTTAATGGAGAGTTTGCCCACCATTGTTTAGCATCTTCTACCTGCTCAGTAGATACATCAGATGGAAGGTCTCCTTTTCTTAGGAAGAATACATCACCGGCCCCATTGCTTTCTGGAGTTGGAACATTCTTTGGATCAATATAACTGTTAATCTCATTCTGAACTTCTTCAATTGATTTAGCTTTAGTTACTTGAGGAGCAAATGCTTTATCAAATTCCTTCTGAATGATTTCCATCTCAGTTTTACTTGGGCTTCTGAAAGTTGAATAAAGATCAAGCACCTCTTGCATGGTTTCTTTTGTAAACCGTCCAGCATTATTTTTTAACTGGTTAGTTAAATAAGTTGACATGTAGTAATTATCCTTGTGAGTCTTACCTGTCTCTTGATCAACAACCGTTTTCCATCCTCTTGCCTCTGTTGAAATGGCTTCTTTCATTAGATTGTTGAACATCTCCTCTCCTGGAGTAAGACTTTCATCCATCATAGACTCAAAGAAGTCATCTTTATTAACTGTTTCAGTTGACTCTTGAGCTTTTGCTAGTTGTTCTGTGAACTGATTTGGTAAAGCAAAACCCATGTAACTGTTAAATGATCTACTGTTAATAGATATATCTGCAAAGATTTTAGTATTGGGAAGCCCTTTAATTAAAGCAAAGTAATCTTGGTAATCATCTGACAATGTGTTAGTTGCCACATCATAATCTTGATAACCTTTCTCTATTGCTTCATCACTATAAGTCATTTTGGCCGCATAGTACTTACCATCTTTTCCTGAAGCATTTGTTAATGCATCAGTAATTTGTTGAAATGCTTCTGGTGAGTTAAGATCTACTGGTTCAAACTCACTATATCCTTCAGCAAAAGTTGTTAGAGAATATGAGAACATTAGTTTATCTGTTTTCTCTAAATAAACTAAATCATGCTTTCTTGTATCATTTGATGCCTTGTCAGCCAAGAACTGAGATACATAACCATACTTCTCTTTGTTTGTTAAATTTTTGTTGGTCAAAACAGAAGCAATCTTTTTAGTAAGTTCTGCAGTTAAGTTTGGACGGTCAACTTCATATTCAACACCTTTGATTGTAATTACACCTACTCCTTTTTCAAAACCAGAACGTGGAGATTTAACAACAGATAATGTTCTTATGGCATGATCATTATCTTCTAGTATAATACTGATATTAGATAAGTTTAATGCATTTGGTTTAATCTCACTAATCCCCTCGCTAACACCAACTATGTCTACTAAAGGTGACTCACCTTTAATAAGCTTTTCTCTAAACTCATAGAGCTCTTTAAATTCATCCTGTTGTCTTTCTTGTGCTTCTTCTAATGTGATACCTGATTTCTCAGCTAGAATAGCAGGGTCTATAATTTGTTCTGACCTTCCGTAGATATCTGTAACCTTAAACTTATTCCCATCCTTTCTAACCTCTCTTAAGAATTGATAAACAAGTCGGCCACCTTCAGCAACTATATCTCCTTGTTCATTAAACTGTAATGGAATACCATCTTTATCAGAGATAACCATTAGAAATATATTATCTGGTGTTGTTACATAGTCTTGTGCTTTACCTGATCCCTTCAAATAAGCTGCTCTAGTGACCAATCTCTTTGTTGTCTTATCTAATAGATTCTCATCTACTTCAGATAACCTTACAGGCTTTAACTTAAGTATAGTATCTTGATATACAAGTTCTCTTAATGGAGTATTGTTATTTGCTTCTTCTCTAATTGCTGCAAGAGTAGAATAAATTGTTCTTCTTCCTGGATCAAAAGTTTCTGTTTGAATATCTTCATTAGGACTCTTAGAAATAAATTCCTGAAATGTAGTTGACAAAGATGAATATGTCTGATAGTTAAAGGGATCAGCAGGAACTGTATCACTAGTTTTCTCAGCAATATGAAATGCTTTTAATGCTTTCTTTTCAATAAGTTCTTTCTCAACATCCGGATCTAGCTGTGGTCTAAAAAATTTAATAGTATTATCAATACCATTCTCAGACTTCTTAAACTTTTTAATAAGTGGTTTTAATGAGTCTGTTTTAATTTCAAAGTCTTCCAGAGCTGGACGGAAAGATGCAGTTCCAATCATAGATGGAACTTGTTGCATAAACTTAGCTGCAGTATCTACATCAGAGTTTTTTGCAATCTTATTGAACAAATCCTTCATGTATTGCTCAGGATTGAACGCGTCTCCTTGTTCAACCATGTTTCCATACACATTAGAATATAATTTTTTAATCTGAGATTCAGATAAAGCACATTGTATTTTCATAGCTTAACATTTCAAGTCTTCTAATAACTCAGCATCTAATTCTTTAATTGTTTTATTAGAAACAGTTTTCTCAAGTTCCGTTAATTGGTCAGGACTATTCAGTATAGTATCAGCTAAATCTGATGACTGAGTAACCATTTCCTGTTCTTCTTTAGTAACAGGTTCTGTAACTTGTTCTGTTGTATCCATTACTGTATCTTTTAATATAAACATTTCATTTAACTTATCAAAGCCTACAGTCATTTCTTCTGTACTTCCCATAGGAGTAACTGTAACAGTTTTCTTTGTTTTATCAACTGACTTGACTACAAGAGTATCATTTGTCATTGCAAACATTTTTGCATCATCAAAGATAATCTCTTTTGCTATAACTTGAGTACCTTCTGTTAAACCAATTGGATCAATTTTTACAGTTCCCGCTTTTATTTCTGCAGCTTTTTGTTTAGCTAATTCAGACATTACTTGCAAATCTTCAAATGCAACAACCTCTTCAGAAACTTTAATGTGTAAGTCTGAAACAATTTGCTGTAGCTCATCCATTGTTTTAACTTTTGCAATATCTACTTTGAAGTCATTAATTGAATATCTTTTACTATCATCAATTACTTCTACTTTTCTAGAATCACTATCCTGTGTTGGTGAATCAACATCATCACTTGACTGTGGATCTTCTGGAATTGTATCAGCAGTAGATATTTGTGTTTTAGATAATGAACCAGGTCCATAAAAAGATTTAGCATCATATATTACATAAAAAGGATCAATCTTTTCATTACCGATTATATGATTAATAACCTTTACACCTTTTACTTCTGGATTTGATTCTTGAAAATCATTGAATAAGTCTATTGCTGATCCTGGACTATCTTTTAAAGTATTTGTATCATCATATTCAGTTTTTGAACTTCCTCCTACATAACTTCCACCTTGAGGTGTAGACTTACCCATTTGAGGATTATTAAACTTAAATCCTTTAGCTACCAGCATGTCATACATTGCTTTTTGAGACATGTTAGCATCTATAACTATAAAGTCAGAATCTTTAACTTCTCCTTTAATAGGATTTCCATATCTATTAACAAAGAAGGGTGTAGTAGTAGAGGCTGCATTTAAACCATCTCCAAACTGACTTATTTGATCAGTACCTCTTTGAAAATTACCAAAATTAAAATCTTGAGCTTTTACATTTGTATGATGATAAACAGTAACAATATTAGAAGCAGTAGTAGAACTACTTTCTAAAGCAGCTAGTTCTGCATCATATTTAGCATTGATTTTATCAGCTGCATTAGGTTTTTTATTACCAGCTTCTCTTGATTTTTTAATAGCTTCTCTTGCTTGTTCAACACTTTCAAAAATTAAAGTATTAACTTCTGCCGCTTGAACCATTACCCCATCTTTTTTAATTAGTGGTTTAATAGTTCTTGATACAGGTGATGGTAGATCATCTACAGTAACTTCTTCACCTCTTTTTTCTAAATTATTTATCTTTAATTCTATTGCATTAGCTTGTTCTTCTGTAAGAATATCTTTTTCACTATTATAAAAATCTATACCTTCTATTATTGTATTCTCTCCGTATTTAACTATATTGTAATCTACTATCTCATAACCTTGTTCTTTTAATTTTGCTTTAGCTTCTGATAATTGTTGTTCTTGTTCTTTTGAAAGTAGTGTGCCTTGGTTTTTATTTTGTTCAATATTTACTATTGCATTAGCAACTTGTTCTGGTTTAGTTGCTTCTGATAAACTATTAAAACCTTTTGTTAATTGCTTTTGACCGAGTTCATTTAATTCTTCTTGTCTTCTTCTTTTTATATCAGCTTTTTTAGATTCTATGTCAGATACAGTTGTTGTAGCAGGTTTATTTAAAGCATCTAATTCTTCATCATATTTTTTATTAATATTTTTAACATCTTCTATTGCATATACTTTAGTTAGTTCTGCTTCATTTTTTGGAGTACCATCTTTTTTTAGTTTATATGCTTCTAATTCTTCTTGTCTTCTTTTTTCTATCTTAGCTTTTTGTACTTCTACATCAGATGGTTTAGCTTTAGCAGCCTCTTTCTCACTCATCTTACGGAGCTCTTCATTGATCTCAGAAGTTTTATCCTGGAACATTTCTTTCTCTTGTTGAGTAAGGTCTGTACCATTCTTAACTTTTTCTGCAATCTTAGTGATACGGCCAGCTTTAACTATACCATTGTCAACAAAATTATCATACTCATCAGCAGTAATTTCATCTGATACCTTAGCATCATTCTTAGTTCTTGTATTGATAAGTTTTTCAAGGTCTTTAGAGATGATGCTATACTTAGACTTGTTAGTCATATCTTCAGTAGTAGGATTTTCACTCTCACTAATATCCTTAATCATCTTGTCAAATCTTCTTTTCATTTTCTCAAGGTCTTGAATAGTTTTAAGATCTGCCGTCTTAACCATCTTGCCTTGATACATGAATTCAAATTCTTCTTTCTCACCAGTTTCTTTAGTAGCTTCATCAAGCTTTTGCTCTTTGTTATAAGTATCAATAAGCCCTTTTGCAATTGGATCACTTTGAAGAAACTTTTCAAACAAGTTTCTTTCTTGCTCAGGATTCATATTTACATACTCCTCAGAATCCATTTTCTTAATAACTCTTTCATTGAACTCTTTATTAAGCTTGTTATACAAAACAGGGGAACGTGTAATAATATCTTCTAATGAAGTAGCTGAAGTAATTGGTTCTAATTCTGAAGTCTTTTTTTCTTTTTCTTTTTTCTCAACCTCTTCTACTTGCTCAGTATACTGATTGATCCTGTCTTCTTTAAGCTCTTCATATCTTTTTTCAATCTCCTGAGTATATTCTGGGTTAGGTCTTTCTGCAATGATATAAGTTTCTACAGAAGTAAATGTAACTGGTACTGTATCAACTTGAACAAGATCTCCCTCAGCATCATTCTCTCTAAGATTACCTTCTTCATCCATGAACAATATGAAATTGTCTTCAGCTCCATAACTTGCTTCAGCATATGTATTTGGTTGTAACTGTTCTTGTACCATTTTAGCAGTAACTTGACCAGAAGAATTTGGTTCTAGCTTACCTTTAGAAACTTTTGTTTCAATCTGAGGAACATTCTTAAGCTCTGCTTCTTTTTGTGATTCAAGTTTTTCTAAATCAGCATTAAGAATTTTATCTAATGATGATGGTACTGTTCCACTTTTCTCTGCTTTTAATTGAGCAGCTTGATCAAAAAGCATATAATATACATCATAGGCTTCTGTTCCTTCAGGTATAACTAACTTTCTTGCATGATCATAAAATTCTGACGGTGGAATACCTTCATTTTTCCAAGCAGCAAAGTCATCCATACTAATGTACACACTCTTATTAGCTAATGCATTTAAGAGAGCATTATCTACTACAATATCAAATTGATCTGTTATCATTTTCTGATAGTACTCACCTCTTCTTGCATAAAGATCTTTCATCCATTTCTGGTTTCTTTCTACAAGGTCAAGAAATCCTGCCGGGTCATGTAATAAGTTAACTCCTTTAATAAGTGATCTAGCTTCAGAATCTAATTTATGATGATCTGCAAGTAATTCAAAGGCTTCATCAACCTTCTCATCAAACAAGTAATCCTTATTTACATTTGCAACAGTTTTAAGATACTCTTTAAAAGCTGTTTCATATTCAGATGTTTGTTGAATCTTATTATCATCACTAAACTCTCCAAAGTATTCATCCATTACAGCTTCTACTTCTTCATCAGTTACAGGTTCATCACCTTTTTCTTTCTGAAGTACTTCTCTAATTTCTGCAGATCTTTCATATCTGTTAAAGAAATTTGTAAAGCTTACTGTAGCCTCACCAAGTTTTTGCATTGCAGCAAGTTTGCTTTCTTTCTTTTTTAATTCTTCTTTAGATGCAGGATCTTTTAATTGCTTAAGAGATTCAATTTCATTTTTAAGTAGACCAACTTCATTACGTAGTTTATCATTATCAAATATAACTTCTGAGTCTCTTTGAGTTAAACTTTGTAAAGGCTTTTGAGTATTAAACTTTTGTATAATATCTCTTTTTCTCTTCATTGTATCTTCAAATGTTTCATTGAAGAATACAGCATTCTTAGTTGCATCTTCCCATGCATTATGCAAAGTCACAGCATTCTCATACTCAGGAGTTCCTTTTGGAGGAAGATTATCTGGATCAATAGGGTTCCCATACTTCTCTTTGTAAGTTTTATATCTACTATTAATCTTATCCATTTTATCAATGGTATCATTAATCTTCATTTGATACTTAGCTCCTTCACCTTTAGGTACATTAGGAACAGCATCTTCAAACTCTTCTGGAGTTAGTTGTTGAAGATCTCTCAGTTTCTCTTGATATGATTCTAAACTACCATTTCTGACAAGTAAGTCCATCTGATTTAATAATGCCTCATGATCAGCATCCATTGCTTCTTTTTTACTTCCGGATTCTTTTATTTTAGATATGATATCCTGTTGGCCATAATTAAATATTTTAGCATCTAAGAAATCTTTAACATCAATTCCATTTAGATTATTAACTAAGTCTTTTGTTATCTCAAGCTTTTTATCTTTTAACTTTTGGTAGTCTTCCTTATTGAACATTCTATTGAAGCCAACACCAAGATATTCAAAACTTTTATTCAAAGGAGATGCAAATGTTCCCATTACAAAACCAGAAGCAAATGTTTCAAAACCTTGTGCAGAAACTTGTCTTCCTAACTCATCAGAAAAATAATCATACTTTGATACTGACTTACTATAGTTATGAGACTGAACAGCACCGCTTTTAAAAGTATCTGTATAGTATCTTTCATTAGCACCACCAATAACTTCTTGTAAGTTTTCTTGAATACCTTCAGTAAAGTTAGATTTAAAGTATCCAACTGTATTACCTACTGATTTATATATTGGATTCTTTGCCCATCCTTTTACATAGTTTTTAAAGTTATTTTTCTCAAAGGCAAATTTCTTTTTAGTTTGATCATATACAACCTTACCTAATTTACCAAACTTACCACCAGATACTTCTGATAATTCTTTAACAGTTGCTTTAGAAAAGTTTCTTAATCCACCTTTAGGTCCAACAATATTTGGAAATGTAATTAAGTTTGACCCATAGATAAGACCTGTGTTCCAATAGAGAGTATTTAAAGATCCTTTCTTGGCTTGTTTCATCATATCATACTGAACTTCATCAGATGGAGATTCATTATTCTTTGCATAGTATTCATTGTAGAGATTATCATAAATTGAATTCTCTACCATACCTGCTTCAAGTCTTGATTCAGATAATGCCATATTGATGTTTCTTACATCTCTGTAAAATCCACCGGCAGTTTTATATGCACGTCCAAGATTTGTAAAGTTGTCAGCTTGATTTGCTAACTTATATGCATCAAAAGTATTACTTAATGGATTTACTGTTTTAGCAAAACCTTTACTAGCATTCCAAAATTCTCTAGCTCCTTTTACACTATTAACAGTATCAAGAGTTTTATTGATGGCTTTCATACCATCAGTGGCAAAATTAATTCCTTTATAAACTGCTTTTCCTACTCTTGCAATATTTGCTGCTGTTCTTGCAAACAAAGCTGGAGCTGCTATTCCTGCTGTACCTACAGTAGCTAATCCTAAAGCAACTTCTTCTAACACAGCTTCAGTAATAATACCTGCTGAATATGAAAAATTCATCATAGCATTACTTGTAAAAGCACCAAAACCTCCTTTACTAGACTGACCAATAGCAGCAGCTTCTTCATAAGCCGCAGCATCTTCTAAGTCTGTCCCAGTAAAATCACCAGTAAGCATCTTACCTAATGACTTTGGCCCTGATATAAAACCTCTTGTAAAGAGCGGAACAAATGAGTTTGTCATCATTCTAGAAAAATCATCCCACTGAGTAGTTCTAGCATTAAACAATGCTTCATTATCTCTTATTGGAGAAAAACCAATCTCATCAAATTTATCTTGACCATAGGCTTGATATCTTTTATAAAATGCATTACCATCTGGTCCAGCATTATAAGAATATATCTTTCCATATTGATTTTTATCTGCATTTGATCTTAATGTACCAAGAGCATAATCCTTCATGGATTTTCTTAACTGATCAAAACTTGCATTTTTATTTATACCAGGTTTGCTTGGAGGATTTCCTACAACAGTTTTTCTAACTTCAGAAGCAGGATTAGTTAAATTTTCTACATCCGGTAATACTGGTGTAAAACTTTGAGTTTCTGGAAAATTTATTTTAGGCATATCAATTCTATCTCCTTCAAAAGCTGCTAAACCTTTAGCATCAATTGTTGGAGTATTAATACTTCCATATTCCGGTCCTAGTGAATCTAAAGAACTGAATGGTACATTATCATCTGCTGCCATTGTATGAACCTTTATTAATTTGTTTATACTTTTCCATTAAATCCATTGCTTGAAATCTAGCTTGTTCCATATTTTGACCATAGTTGGTTACATTATCACTTACTGTTTCAAAAACATATTCTTTTGTATTACTGTTCCAAACTGGATACTGAAAAGATGTTATATAATCTCCAGTACCTAATTTATTTTTTTCAATACTAAAAGAATAATTAGAATTTAAAGGGTCAGTATAAACATAAGCTTGCCCTTTAGTATCTAAGTAATCAACATAAGATTGTAAAGGTGACTGATATGAACTCATATAAACTGAGTTTGTCATGTTTGCTGAATCAGTTATATATGATACACCATTTTTCATGATTTCATCATACTCGGTTGCACTGATTAATCCAGCTGAGGATTTTTCCATTTTTCCATCAGCACCTTTCTTTGTACTGTATACTTGTTCTTTCAACCATTTTGCATCAGGATAAATAATAACGGCAGCTTTATTAATGCTACCAGCTGCAATAGGTGATACATCAACTCTAAAGTTACCCATTTTACTTTTACCAGATTTAGTTAACTCTGCTCTAATCTGATCAAGTAATGCAATACCTGTAGCATTTTTTACTGGTGCTTTATTGAATGAAGTTAAGCTAGTACCTTTAAAACTTATTTTATTTTTGTTACTAGCTCCCCAATCAACACCATTCATGTCTGAAAGTATTTCTCCAAATCTAATATTTGATGAGGTATGTCCTTTTGGATTTACAAATATTGAACTTGAATTAGGAGCAAAAACACCTGAACCTGACATTGATCCTAATTTATCTAAACCAACAACTTGTGCTTTTACTTTTCCAGTACTGTATACTTTATTAGCAGCACCAACTAGTTCATCATAGTCAATATCTGGTGCATTATATGCGTCAATAGCCATACCAAGCCAATTGGATGGATTGATACCCTGAATCAATTTTTGTCCCGTGGTCAGTTTTTGTCCTGTATATGATTTAGCATATTTAGCATCTGAGCTATTTATCTTACCAGCTTTTGCTAAAGCATCAAAGTATTCTGCTTTAGTTCTTTGCTTACCATTATTATCATATAAATAATCAACATATTTATAACCTAATCTTCTTAACTCACCTTCTACTTGTTTTGAAGAAGTTGCTTTCCATTCTTGATCTGCTTTTAAGTAATTAGTATAATCATCAAACATTAATGATGACTTTTTAAAAGAATTATAAGCTGTTCCATCTAAACCAGACAACTGACTATTCTGACTTAACCATGTAGACATTTTTTGTTTTATCTTACTTAAGTCATTCATACCAACTTCACCAGTAACCCAATTTTCTCCATATTTATTTAGCTTATCACTAAATGTTTTTCTGTTAATGTTTGGATTCTTTTTGTAACCAAGTATTTCAGAAGCTTGTTTTTCTGTCATTGTCTTGTTTCTCACAAGATCATCAATCAATGTAGTTACATTTTTTAAATAAGGAATAGCAACAGCTTTAGTTTGTGTTGAAACTATTTGCTTACTTACTTTTCTCATATCTAATTCTGGAGTTGCCGTCCCGTCTGGATTCTGTCTTGTAAATACTTGATCAAGAGCTTCAATTGGTTTGATCTCTCCTGTTTGCTCATCTTGATAATGTGTTCCAGCATCAATTCTAGCTTTATCAAGCATAGTTTTTCTTTCACCTTCATTACGGATTTTTGCAGCATTTGCAAGACCAGCATTTCTAGTTGCAATTTGCTGCATGCTATACTTATGCTTATCAGCAAGTACTGCATATGGGTTAGCATCCATGTCTTGTTTTGCATCTTTAAATGCAAATATGTTTGCTGCCTCATCTAAATCTTTTTGCATAAGCAAAGAAGCCATACCATTATCAACTTTCCATCTTAGTGATTTAAGATCCCCATAAGGATTAACAAAACCATTTGATGTAGTTGGTGTACTTGACTGACCACCATTAAGATCTTTTTGTTCTTGCTCTGCACGGGCTAAAACTTTATCATTGATCTCTTTGTTCATCTTGTACTGCTCCAAAGCTTGTACAGCTTCTGGAGATGCTTTGCCATCTTTTATTTGCTTTTCTATATCAGCAATTTTATTGTCATAGCTTTTAGAATTTTCTTGAAGACCTTTATATCTTATAGCACTTTTTTCTTTTAAAACATTAAAGCTATTCTCAAGATATTTTAACTCTGCTGCATTCTTATCTCCATTAAATTGTGCTGCATTAGAATATGCATAATCTTTTCTATTTACAAAAGATTGTGTTTTATATACAGCTTGAATAGCAGGATCACTACCAAGGCGCGCTTCAAATAATTTTTGTAAAGGTTCAACAAGTTGTTGACCATTCTTAGTCTTTACAATCCATCTACCATCTTTACTAAAGTCAACTGACTCAATTGATAATCCAGCTTCTTTTGCAACATCCTGAGCTTTCTCAACAGCATTAACATAAGGTGTATACTCTACATTGGAAAAGTTCATTGCTTCATCATCTGTAGCAAGTTTAAACTCATCCTTTAAGTATTGCATTTCTCTAACACCTGTTTCCCAATACTGAGCTCTATCTTTTTCATTGGATGAAACCTTAAAGATTTCTGCTCTATTGTTTTGGTTATTGTAATTCTTTGTCCAAGCCATATCTTTCATTAATGACTTGTCTTCATAGAATGGTTTAAAGATTTGAGTTGCCTGAGTTACATTCTGCTCTAGAGATAAATCTAGCTGTGATACTCTCTTTAAGTTAAATTCAATTTGTTTTAGGTAGTTGTCTTTTTTAGCAACATTCCCATCACGTGTAAGATCAGCATGATAATACTGACCATACATTTTATTTAAAGACTTCCAGTTTGTATCATACTGGGTTTGCTTAGTTTGCATTACATTACCATAGAAGTTCAGGTCCGGTTGAAACGGCTGAAACTGCGGTATATAATCTGTGACTCCTTGTAAGTACGTTGCCATGCTATTCTAATTCTTTATAAAAGTATCAACATTTTTTAAGTTTAATAAACTTCTTAAGTTTATAGGAAGATTGGCCAATCAGTATAGACGTATCCTGTTGTACTACCACCTTTCTTTTTATATTTATTTAAAAGGTATTTTTCAGCAGACTCTTTACTAAATCCTTGAGACATCAATTCTTTTAATTCTTCTCCCATTGTTGCTTGTTTTGCTCCTGGATCAACTTGTTTATCAGTAGGAGTATATTCTACACGTCCCCCAACACCTGGTCTAGTTTGATAGTTAGGATACATTTGATTCAATGCATCTGTCTTCATTTTATTAGTAAGTGCTGTATTGTAAGCTTGTCTCATATTTGCAGCACCCTGTCTTTTAGCATTTTCAAACTGTTGATTAGCAATAACATTTTTGTCATAAACTCTATTAGCCATTTGCTGATTCATCTGGTTCTCTTGGTTTCTTACACCAACTTGATTTGCTTCAAACTGATTAGCAATGTTTACATTCTGATTGTTAATTCTACCAAGTGTATCTGCTGCTGCTCTAGCTCCTTGACCTTGTATCTGAGATAACCTTGCATTCAATGCTTGAGGACCTGCAAATGAAGCAGCTGCTTGAGATGCAATATTAGCTTGTTCAGATTGTGCAGCTAGTTCTCTTGTAGGATCTAAGAATGTAGGTCTTGGTTCTTCAAGATCAACTCTTGCTTCCCATGGCATAAATTTCTTAGCACTCATCATATCACCAAATGCACCCATAGTATTTACAGTATCTTGTAACCACCATTCTGGTTCTCTTTGCGCTGCTGGAGTAACTGCTTGTTGTTCTTCACCTGGTTCTTCACAATCTTTACAACTACCATCAGCATTCATACCTGGATCATATGTAGTACCATCTGCTCTATCGCATTCACATCTTTCTTTTGGCTTACATGTTTCAGGCATACATTCACCTTTCTCATTCTTCTGAGCAAACTTTCCTGCAATAGCTACACCTTTATCATCAAGACACGGACATTCTGTTGATACTGGTTCTTTTTTTACTTCTTCTATTGGTTTTACAGGATCTAATTGTCTTACACCAAAATAATTATCTACATAGGCATCTTGCAATTGTTCTAGTATTTTAGGATCTTTTAATTGTTCTTCAGTAAATTTACCTGACCCATCTTTACTCAATGCTTTTAATTTTGCATTCTTCATACCTTTAGCTGTAAGACCATGCGTTGTCCACATATTCTTAATACTTTCAGGATTGTTTTTTAAAGTCCACTCATAAATAGCTTTTTGTGCTTGACCTTCTGTCATTTTACCAATACCTGGAATACTACTTTCCCATTGCTTTAAATAATCATTTAAAGATTGTTTACGTGCACTAAACTTATTTGATGTACCAGTTGGAGTTACATTTCCTTGTTGTGTTTTTGCTTGTTCATAAGGTGTTATAATTCCATCTTGTGCTTGTGGTATATAACCTCCATAAGCCATTTCATTTGACTCATAAGGAAATTCAAAGCCTCCCATTGACATTCCATACATTGCCATTGGTTGACCACCATAAGCCATAGGAGGTTGTTGTTGCATCATTTCCTGAGCAGCCATATCTTGCTCCATAGATTGAGGTTGAGCTATCTGTTCCCCGTTTGGCATTTCCATTGGTATCTCTTCCATACCTTGCATTTCAGGAGATTCCCTCATTTCTTGCTGTGGCATCTGCTGTTGTGGTTGTGGTTTTTGTGGTATTAAGTCTTCTTCAGAAATTCCATTAGACTCCATATAAGGTTTTGACAATTCAGGTATACCTTGAGGAAATCCTTTCTTAGACTCTTGAGCTAATGCTAAGGCACCAAGTTTCATGGTGTAATTCTTAATCATCATCTCAGCAGTCTTTCTATCCATCTTATCTGAATTAGGATCTTGAAGTATTTTTCTATACCTGTTAAGATCATATTTCTTAGATAAGTCAGCCGGAGTGTATCCACCTTTCTTAGGATTAGCATTAAACATTTTTAGAATAGTTGGGTCTGAAATCTTCATTGACTTAGTATCACTAAAAATAAAACTATCATCTGGTAAGTTTAATGGAACACCTCCACTACTGTGACGTGGGCCAGTAATTGTAAAAAATGATGGCATCATACTACCATCAATATTTCCTATTACAGTTTCTCCACCTTCAGCTTCTAGATTAGCTTCTTCTCTTGGAACTGCAGATATTGTTCTTTTTACCTCAGATGGTTGCTCACCAATATATGCATTGTAATCAGCACCACCAAATGCTGGTACATCATTAACCAAACCGCCTCTAACTTGATAGCCTGTTCTAGCTTTTGGTACAGATTTAATTCTTACTCTTCTTAACATAGCTTAAATTATAAATATTCAACTTCTCCACCATTAGCAATAAAGTTTGCTAATTCTTCTTCTGTCATATCAACTTCATCCCCTTCTACATAGTCAGGATCTTCATTAAGATAACTATTTTGACCACCCATTTGTGCAGATCTACTATTCCAAGTTTGACCCATTTGATCTGGTCTATACAAACCAGTATTGGTATCATAGTCACCACGGTCTCTACTAGGATCACTTGCATATAGATTATCAGCAGTAAGATTTTTATACATTTCTTTCTCGTTCTTTCTATTCTGCATTCTATCAATAAATCCTAAAGCTCCTTTAGCAGCTGCATTACCTGTTAACAATGCACCTTGTACTGAAGCATTGTTCATCCCAGCTTTAGTTTTAAAGTCATATGTTACATCACCTTCTGGCTCATAAACTTTTTGAGTTTGCTGTCTTAAAGCTTGATTTGGATCTATAGTATATTGTTTTGGATCTTGTGATTGATTTCTTGTAGGATTATCAACATTCATGAAACTTGTTAAAGATGATTCATCTAAACCTTGAATACCAGGGTTAAGAGATAACATATCAACATCTGTAGTTCCTGCCATTGCTGGATTATTAGTATATACTACTGGAGATTGAACACCATTCTGAGCAGTAGGTATAAACTTTCTTAGACCACCACCATATTGTTTCTTTATTCCTTTTTGATTAGTTACATATTGATTGTAGATTCTATCATATGTTTCAATGTCTTTAAGATTACTAAAATCAGGAACTACCCCTACCTCTTTTGCAAAAGCCATCCTAGCTTCATTTGCAGGTATATTCCATTTCTTAGCCCAATCACTAACAAACTGATTTACTTTTGAAGACTTATCACTAATTTTATTAAAAGCATCTTCACTCTCATACCAATCACCATCTTTCCATATTCCTTCATTCTCAGGAACTGCTCCTGTTTTTTGAGAATCAGATTCTAAATTTGGCATTTGTTTATATCCCCATGGACTTTTTTGAAGTTGTTGATTTATCATTAGCTCTTCTGGAGATACAAGAAGGTTATTTAATTTATTACTTTGTTTAGGAGCTGTATCATAGTTAGCTTGACTATCAAAATCTTCTTGTGTAGCAGGCACCTCTTCAAAATATTTTTCATATCTTTTACCAGCCATCAACGGTCTTTGTCTTCCTGCTTGTCTATCACCTCTATCCATTTCTCTTTGAGATAAAGCCATAGGACCTTTTCCAGGTAGTACTCTTTGTTCATCAGAACCATCTAAACTAATCATTGGTTTAGTTGGATCAGAGCTTTCATTACTAAAAGTAACTGAATACTTCTTAGGTCTTCCGCTTAATAAACCTGTTTTTTGAACATTGATATTTTTAATCTGTGCATTTTGTCCAAGATAACCAGGAATCTGTTGTCCAGTAGCATCACGTGCACCCATATATTGAGTACGGTAATTTGTATTTAAATTGGCAGGAATTAAGTTTTTAAACAAACCTCCTCTTTGAAAGTAAGCATCTGTTACATCTTCTGAGCCTGTGTAATCAATATCAGACTGGTCAATATAAGCAAGTGATGGATCATCATTTCCTCCATAAACAAATCTTTGAAGATTACCATACTCATCAGAAAAAGGATCTTGTACAATACCACCCTGTTGGAAAGTTGAACCGCCAAATTTATTTTCTATCATGTCACCACCAAAACCATCATTCCAGCTTTCTTCACTTTCCTTACCAGATCTATTTGGTAATTCATTCCAAGGAACATAAATTACACCACCATAATCTTGTGATTGTTCAACAGCAGCAAAACTTTTTTCAGGAATTATTTTGCCGTTAGCATCTCTTACAATCTGATATCTTGCAGGTTTTACTGTCCCCCAATTTGTTTTATATGTAGATTCAAATGAAGTAGCTTGTTCACCTTTTTTAGTGTTCCATTGTTTTTCATCACTACCTTCTTCAAATTTTCCAGTATTAGGATTAAATCCATAGTTTTTACTACCTACAGGTCTTCCCCATTGGTCTTTTTTAACTTGAGGAACTGTTGGTTTTACTTTAGCTTTTGGCTGAATGTAGGGTATAGCATTTTTTTCTAATGCATTTACTCTACCTTCTACATCTCCAGAAGAAACTTTTTGAAATGAATTTCCTGTACCAGTTGTATCAATGTACCACTGATTATTTTCTTTCTTGTAAATTGCAGTCTTACTTGGATATGAGTAAACACCATCTGCACGTTTCTGAACATTAACTTCTTTTTGACCTTTTACTTGATCTTTAACAACTTGTTTTTCTTTTGCTGTTTGAGAACTATTTACAGTAACCGGAGTTTCAGTTCCAGGAGTTTTAACTTCAGTAGTTGCAACTGTTTCTGTTGTACCATCTGGTTTTACTTCAACTTTTTCCTCAACCTTAACATCTTTATTAGTTGCCTCATTACCTGGGGTAACAGCAGCTACATCTTTATTAGTTTGACTATTTACATAAACAGCATTATCTTCTACAATTTTTCTTGCAGGAGTCTTTTTAGCACCAGTATAACCATAACCATAGAAACCTGGTCCACTACCTGGCATACCACTACCTGGCATAACAGATGGCATTTGCCCAAAGTTAACTGAGTATTCTTTTGGTCTACCAAATATACCTGAACGTCTTACATCCATAGATTCTATTGGTGGATAACCTTGACCAAAGCCTCCTGGTATTCTTGGAACTCTTGGTTCTCTATTGAACAAACCTCTTCTTTCTTGACCCTCTTGATTTCTTCTTCTAAATAATCCACCAAACTGAGCTTCATCAAGCATCTCATCATCTTCAGAATAATTCATTGGAGCTTGAGACATCCCCTGTTGCATCATTTGTTGTTGCTGCATCATTTGATCATACTGTTGTTCAGCTTGTTCTTTAGCAACAGCTATCTGACTTTGATTCTTAAGAGTTCCAATGTAATTATCTAAGATACCTCTTCTTACATTATTTCCAATTGGATCAGATTGATCTGCTTTTTTGGTAAGGTCATTAGGATTATTATTTCCTTGATCCCCACCCATTTGTTTTTTAACTAACTTCAATACAGAATTTACATAAGCACTCTTACCTTTTTTGTAAGCACCACCTTTTCTAAATTCACTCTCATCATAGTTTTCTTCTTGTGGTTCTGAATCATCCATATCCATCATTGGAGAAGAGTCAGGATTCATATTGCCATATGAAACACCACTATCTTGTGAAGTTTCAGGTGCAGTAAACTCTGGTCTTTGCCAAGCTTCTCCAGTTGCTACATCATAACCTCCACTCATCATGTCAGACATGTTTGCAGGCAAGTATGCTTCAATTCCTGGAAATACAATTGGATACTGACTTTCTACTTCCGCACCTTCTTGTGCTCTCATGTAGCCACCTCTCATCATTACTACTTGAGAAGCAACATCAGAATCATCATCTTCTATTTCATCATCTTCATTAGCAACTTCATTTGCCATATCATTATTCATGTCATCACCATAGAAGTCTTCTTCAGTTTCTTGAACCGGATTCATTACTGTTTCTTCCTGAGCATCTTCTGGATCTCCTCCTGTAACTTCTTCATCTGATGATTCTTCAGAATCTTCTTCTTTCTGAGCTTCTGATTGTTCTTCAAGATACGTGTATATCTGATTTACCAAGTTAGTTGCTTCCATTGGATCTTTACCATACACATTCACCAACTTAACAACTATCTCTTCTTTTGGTCTTGAGTTACTAATGTCTTGCATTACTAATGACGCAAGCTGATTATCATCAACTTGTTGTGCTTGTCCAGCTTGCCCTTGACCAGCACCCGGATATGATAATTCTTCTGCACTAGGTGTACCACCCATTTGAGCTTTACGTAAAAACTGGGCAGTCTTATTTAAAAACTGTCCTTCACCTGTTGGGCTCTTATAGATTCTGACTCTTTTTTTCATATTATATTATATAGTTAATATACTAAATTTTAATTTAACTGTTAAACTTTAAAGATTTAGTCAATTTCTTCAATTACATAACCATCTTTAATATATCTATTAATCTCTGCTTGTGTAAGATTTGCTACCATCCCTCCTTCTTTAGCTTTAACTGCACCCTTTACTAAGGCTTTAGTTCTACTTCCAGACGGATCTTTTATAGGAACATATGTATTACCTGTTGATTTCCCGGTGTTAATATACCATTTACCATTTGAATCTTTCTTATAAGTTACTCCAGGTCTTTCAGGATATTTATAAACTGTACTTTGGAGTGTAACTTTCTTAGTATAATCAGGTGCTACAAATGGCTTCAACTTATTTGCATCTTTGTATGGATTATAAACAGCAGTAGACTCAGTAGGTACAAGTTTTGAATAAGCAAAATTTGGATTACTCTTTTCATACTCAGCTTGTTTTTTATTTTTTTCTGCTATGTCTTTACGAACCTGTTCTCTTTGAGCATCCTCACTAGCTTTTTCTCTTGCTGTAATTCCTTTTTGTACTATACTATATTCTTTTTGTAATTGATTAGTTGAACTTGTATTACCTATTATTTCATTAGCTTGCTTCAATACATTATTACTATAATCTATATCAAAGTTATTAATATATTTTTGATACTTCTCTCTCTTATACCAATCAGAACCTGCTTGCCAAGACTTAGCTAAAATATAAGATGCAGGTATCTTTCCTTTGTATAGACCAGTCTTAACATTAAAGTCTTTATCTTTTTTAAGTTTTTCATAATTGTCCAAAAGAATAATTGCACCCGCTTTAGTCTGTGCTTCAATATCAAATGTTCCAATATCTTTAGGATCAACTCCAAGTTTTTCTAACTTTTTACCAAGGGCATTTAATGAACCATCTTTATTTACAAAGTTTAAAGTAGGTTTCATTTGATAATAACCAATACTTGCTTCATCTCCTTCAAAGGCTCCTTGACCAAGAACATCTTTATAAACAGTAGCTGCAACTTGTTTAGGAATTCTTTTATTTGATTCACCACCTGAACTTTCATTCTGCATGATTCCACCTACAAGGATCTGTCCTACAAAGTTTGTATCCTCTTGACTATAACCTAGATTTTTAATGTTTCTAACATTGTTATTAATAACACCTGTTGCTTGTTTTTGACGCTCAGTTGCTGTTTTACCTGCTACTAGTTTTAGTTTAGGATCAACTGTGCTATAATATCCTGTGTTCTGTAATCCAGATAAGTCAGCATTTTTAAGACTTGGGGATCTTACAATAGATGCAACTTGATAAGTAAATACACTTTTGTCATGATCATCAAGACTTATTGGCTCATCAAGTCTTTTGATAAAAGCTTTTCCTTTTTCAGAAGCATGCCAAATTAGTGGCGTACCATCTTTATCTTTACCAACTACAAATCCAAGGTGCTCAACATTTTCATTTTCTAAACCACCTTTTGTTTCTGAAGCAAACTCTCCACTTGTTTTTGTATTCATTCTATTGAGCTGTACATAATCACCAACTTGTAATTTTGCATAAACATCTTTAGGAACCTTTGGCATCTTAGCCATATCTCTTTCTGTAGTTTCATAAATAAGATCTCCACCTTTATTAAGAACATCAGATTTATTAAACCAAGCATCATTTGCCCATATATCTCCATCAGCTATTTCACCAAGTAAGTTACTCATCTTAACACTTACATTGAATGAACATCCTTTACCTTCAACACAAACTTCTTCTCCTTCCCCTTTATCAAGATATGGTAAGTAACCTACTCCAAGATTTTTGTTAACCGTATACTTAGTACTTTGTGATTGTTTTTTTGGTTCAATTGTTTTTACCTTAGATGGAGGAATACCAGAATTAAATGCATCTAATGCCATCTTTGTTCTGTTACCCATAATACCATCAACTCCATCTCTACTTGGACCTGAAGCTCCAATGTTATATCCAGCTGCTACTAGTTTCTTTTGAATTGCTTTAACATCACCTGATTGTTCAATCTTTGGCATTGCTATTTTCTCTACTTCTTTCTTAGTAAGTGTTGGTTGATCTACTACTGGAGTGTTCACTAGGGTAGCTGGTTGCTGAACTGTTGTAGCTACCACAGGTTCAGTAACAACTGGAGGTGCAACAAGATCACCTGTAGGCATCATATCAGGTGCTAACATAGGAGTCACAACCGGACTCTGACTTTGTTGCATAGTTGGAACAGTTGGTACACCACCATCTTGAAACTTAACTTCCTCTATAGTAAACCCACCTTTTCTATAGTACTCTATTTCTTCATCATCAAGATCTAGTTCAATAAAACCACCATCTTCTTCTTGTTGTAAAGCTTTACCTCCTAATGATTTAGTAGATTTTTTAGGAAGCATTTCATAAATACCTTTCTCATTTTGTTTAGCTAAACCTTGTCTTTCTAAACTTTGCCATGTGTTTCTTCCTGGAGCTACTCCATTATTTTCAACAAAGGCACCCCATGATCTAACTTTATTTCCTTCTGGTAATGATTCATTTAACTGCTTATAAACTTCTGTTCCTATACCTTGTCTTTGAAATTTAGGATCAACTCCTATATCCAATGTTTCAAAATCACCACTGGATAATCTATTACCTGAAACTTCACCAACTTTTGTATCTCCTTTATAAACCCCAAAAGTCTCCATGTCTAATTCTTGAGATCTTACATTATCAGGTAAAAGTTTTATATTCATATTTTTAGGTGCACTTGTAATTTTTTTACTAGTTCCAAGTACATCTTCTGCGTAAGAGCCTACTTTACCAAATTTACCAACTTTACCTAACTTACCCAATGAACCAATTCCTGGTAACACACCTGCTACATCTAATGTTTTATCTAACCCTGACCAATATTGATTTCCTGTAAGAGGATTTATATTAGTATTTCCTGTACCAAATGCAGAACCTATTCCTGGATTAGCAGACAGTGCAACATCAGCAACTGTATTACCTACTCCTTTAAGTGTACCCATGGGATCTTTTGCAATACGCAATAATGCTGGAGCTCCAGTTAATTCTAGCACTGCATCAGTAACTCCCATATTAGCTTCTTTTCTAGTATTAGCTTGATCTACTGCATCCTGATATTGGCCTTTATAACCTTCCTTCATTGTAGCTTGGTCATACTTACCCCAACCTCTTTCATCATACAGTCTGGCAAAGTCAGAAGTTGATATCTTACCTTCTTGAACCTTTCTTCTAGCACGTTCATAATCTTGAGCTCCTTGATTATGTTCTTTAACTCCTTGTGTAAATCTTTGAAGTTCTTTTATAGAAAAGTCTTTAGGTTTTAAATCTTGATACCAAAGCTTTCTACCTTGAGCAGTATTCATAAGAGCTTTACTCTTATCCATTAACTCTTTCCAGCGTTCTTTATCTGAAGCTTTTGCATAAGCAAATGTTTCCGCTTCATCTTGAGATTTATCTATAATGGGTTGTTGTGAACCTTCTTGAGCTTGAGGTAGTTCTTCTACTATATAACCACCTTTTCTATACTGTTCAATTTCTTGAGGAGTTAAATCCATTTCAACATACCCACCATCTTCTTGCATGGCCATCTTGTCATTAACTCCGTATGCCCATCTTTTATATGCAGTGCGGCCTTCTCTTAATGGAAGACTTGGTATTTCTTCACCACCTTTTTGTGCATGCACTAATCCTTGACCACCACATTTATGACATGTAGTAACATCATCACTACCATCTGCAGCATTCCATTTCCAACCACATTTTTTACAGGTTACTTTCTTAGTAAGTAAAGCACCTCCTTTTTGTTCTTTATTTAAAAAAGCTGGTGATACTGATTTATAATGTTCTGCAAAATATTGGGCATCTGCAGGATTATTAAATCTTATTGCTTCATTAGATTCTGGACCATAATCACCAAGCATTAACTGACCATTCTCATTTTGTATTTGAGGTACAGCATAATTATCCATACTAGCCATATAGTGAGTACCTGTATTACCATTTTCAAATTGATATGGATTATCAGTAGGGACAACCATTCTTTTTGCAGCAGGATTGCCAAATTCATTTGCATAAGCAAGCTTTGCTTTCATCATACCACTTGTATAATCTTGCAAATGAGATGGTAAAGGAATATCATATTCTCCTTCTTCATTATGTGAATCTACTACAGCTTGTCCTTCTGGAGTAGTTTCTCTCCAGTTTCTATACTCATTAAGTTTATTTTGAATTAAATTATAATCATCAAGTGTCCAACCTTTAGGATTTCCAATTTGATTTTCTATGGCTTTAATTTCTTTTCCCCATTCTTGTGGAGTTGTTGAACCACCAAATTGAAACAGTTGTCCACTAAATCCAAGTTTATCAATTACAGATTGTTTATTATCAATATGTCTATCAATACCAAGCTCTCTTACTTTAGCTACCTTAGCTTCATCTGAACCCATTGCAAAGATTCTATCTTCTGGGATACCTGCATTACGTGCCCTAGTGATCATATCTGGTGTTACTTCTTCTCTAGCAGATATAATATACTTCTGATCACTAGGTGTATTCATTGCCATTTCCATTCCTGCATCAGTTGTAAGAGTATCATCATAGTCAAATGATACAATACCACCATCTGCGTAGAAACTTGCATTAGGATCAAAGATTTTTCTTTTTCTAGATTTAGGTACTTCAAATAAAGGATTCAATGCAAACAATCTATTTGTTGCTTCAAGACTTCTTGAATAAGCTTTTGATTTAATTCCTTTTGATCCAGTAGGTATTCTTACTTTAGGAGTTTGCCCACCTTTCTTAAAATCTTCAGGTTGCTCAAGCTCTGGTTGAAGTCTGTAATCAGTTGTTAATTCTTCCCCAGCTTTAATATCTCTTTTTGCATAGACATATCTTTCATTACCTTTTTTAACACTATACATGTTAGGTGTGTCAGAGTGATTATGCATCTTTCCAATCTCTCCTACTGGTTGACCATTTCTATGCGCTAAACCTATAAGTTGATTTTTTTTAAAAAAAGTATTTGCAAACAATCCTTTATCAGCTCCTGCAATTTTTGATTGTTTAACTACTAAATGACTGTTAGCTTTATTACCTCCTTTTTTTAATTCAGGATATTCATCAACATACTTAGCACCCGGAAAATTATATTCCTCCTCTGGATGCATCATTACTGGTGAACCAAAATCTGGATAAGCCATGACAGGATATGGAACATTGTCCATGGTTATGTCATTACCTGGAATTCTAGTTGGTACTCCAGGATGTGCCCACTGACCTCTTGGATCAACAATAATTTTAGATTTAGATTTCTTATTCATTATCTTAATGATGCTTGATTCTTACTATTTACTACTTTAACTATCATGTTAACACTACCAGAAATTTCTTTCCTTAAAGTTATATAATTTAAGTAATGTCTGAATTTTTTTCTTTGTAGTTCAGCTTTGTTATAATCTAAACTTGTAAGATTTAATTCTCTACGGTAGCCATCAGGTAATGTTATCCATGCAATTTCTTCTGGATAGTTACCAAGTAACTCAGTTGTTCCTGGAACTAATGGTCCTGTTGGAGGATAACCTGATCCTAGTGGAAACTCTCCTCTATCTCTTGTTACATCCCAGAATTGATTAAATCTATATTTGTTTTCTTCTTTTGAAAACAAGATATCAAATCCAGGTAGACCAACCACTGTATCCCTAATGATTATAGGAATAGATGGATTGAATTTAGGATACTCTAAACTTAGTGTTATATTATTTTTAGGAAATACATTTAAGTTTAAATATCCAGATACTTGTTCTGAGTTATAAATAATTGCTGTGTCAAAGTTATTATCTAGCACATGGAATTGATCAACACAATTAGCTGCTCTTTTGTAAGATTCAAGTATATATTCAAATGATTTAACTACTGTTGGTGATTGACCTGTAATAATAGGAGTTTCAATTTCAAATGGATAATCTTTTCCATAGAAGTTGCAATAAGAATTACATACATAATTATGTTTCCAGAAACTATTTTTCTTTGTTGTTAAGAAAACAGTTTTACTTGGCATTACTAAATCCGGATGCCAGTCATGAAATGAAATCCACATTTCATTCTTAGGGTCATAACTTGCTGTCCAAGAAGCACTTTCAAATATAGTAGGGTCACCAAGTAAGTATCTTCCTCTACCATCTAATGTAAAGAAATCTCCTTGTCCTTTTTTATAACCTTTACCTTTAATCATTTGACGGCAATCAACTACTAATGGAACATAGTCAACTCTATCTAAGTCTATACCATCTTTAACAATGTAATCTTTCTTAGTAAAATAAAGTATAGAGTTTTCATTATCATATACTGCCTGTACACCTACTCCAGCTACTGGATTATCTTTCCATGGATAATCAGGAAACTGAGTTGTAAGTTTACACTTTAAGAATAGTGAATACCACCACTTTAATCCAACTTGAGATATCTCTTTTAATCCTCCTGCATAACTAAATATCTTACCTTGATTCTGTGATGCATAAAATAAGCCTGCTGGAGTAGAGATAACTGCAAGTCTATTTTGAGATGATCCATACTCATATGGCTTATCTGCATTTGAAACAGACTGACCGGGTTGAGAAAATAAACCACCATCACCAATAGTAATCTTAGTTCCTAAATCTGTTTGAAGTGTATCAACACCTTGAAACATTTGTGGACTATCATTCTTAAATGTAATGAACAAACCACTTTTGTTTATAGACTTAACACCAGATATTTGAGACTTAAATTCTCTATAGTTATTTGGTAAAAATATAAACCAGCTATCTTTAAATGATTCATCTTGTTGTTGTAATGAATAATAAATTCTATCTGGAAAATATGTATAACATAGTTGAGATACATTTGGGTTGTAGTATCTATTTTGTAAATTACCAGAAGAGAAATACTGATTGTATAGTTTACTTACACTTAATGAATAGTCATATCTAAATGTGTTACCTCTTGTAATGTTTTCTGGATTAATTTCAAACATTCTAGCAAGCTCAGTATAACGGTAAGGATCATAATGCTTTTCCCATTCATTATCTCCAGCTTCTCTATAATCTACTATTACATCTGACTCAACAAAGAAGTCTCTTACAGAAGAAACTGCTAAATAGAAAAATGAATCCTTTGGTCTAAATACACCTGGATAATCTCCTGCTGTATCATTTGTATAATCATATCCTGGATTTGTAGGTGTTGGACCATGATCCATTCTATAAAATCTTGTTGGAAAAGCTCCTGTTCCAGGTACTGGTGAATTCCAGTTACTAGGTCCAAGATCTGATACTTCATATTTTCTGGAGTTAACATAAAATCTTGGTTCAGGAATCATTTGATGAATTGCATAATTATATTCAAAACCATCAGGTTGACCATATAACCAATCATAGAAAAAGAACATTGAATTCTTTTCTGTATATCTATTTACATAAACATCTCCACCAAAAAATATTGGGCTAATATTTATTTTTTTAAGTATTACTGCAAGGTTACATGATCCACATTGATTATAAGGACCCCAGTTTGATAAAGTATTATAATCAAACTTTTGCTCACATGGAGTTATTACAATTTGTTTTATAGATTGCAATTGACCATACTGATTTTGAATTCTTACTTTCATTGCCGCATAGTGACTAGCAATTGGTAAAGTAAAATTAGCATCTACAATCTCAAAATTTGGACCTACATTTGGATTAGGAATATAAGGATTTAATGTCAAGGGATCAACTAAACCATTTTGTTGAATATTACCAAGAGTAGTTAATGACTGATCTACATATCTTGAAGATTCAATAATATAGTTTGGTCCAATTGCACCACCAATATAAGGCCCCGCATAATTTGGACCAGCCTCTGTTCTTATTACAACTGTGTCAGATCTTTTAAGATTATTAATACTATAAGATCTGAAAGTACCTGCTACATTATAATACCCAGGCATTTGCATAATGTTATCTCTTATGTAAGAACTATCTTCAATTTTAAATCTAAATAGTTTTGTACTACTAGGAGATCTCATATCTGAGTAGAACCCATGAGCAATCATTTGTGATGCATACTGTGTATAAGGAATAATTGCTCTAATAATATCAGCTGCAATATTTGCTCCTTCAGAAAAATAATATAGTGCTTGATTCAAACCACCTAAAATTCTAAGAGGGATTGGTAAGTAATCTAATTTAGGTACTGTATAAGTATACTCATCTCCAGATGCAGAAATTCCACCTGTTGCCGTTGCTGTAGTTATTGCAGCATCTTTTGTTGTATTGATTCCAGCTAAGATAGGTCTTGTACCTGTTACAATATATGATAATGCATCAAGAATTGAACCACCTGCAGAATAATAAGTTGTTAATGCAGCATCATAAGTAACAGCTGCAGCTTGACCAACAACAGCTCCTGCAACAGCAATAGGATATATAGTTAAACCTGTGGCATCTGATGCATAACCTGGTGCTGTAAAGTTTGCAAGTTTTTTATCATACTTTCCAATAAATGAAATTATTGCTTCTGCAATACCAAGTAGGAACATAGGCAAAACAGTAAGATCAGAAAATAATTTAAACTTAGGATGTTGATTGGGTTCAATAAATCTTTGAGTTGATGCTCCTCTTAAATATCCATAAAGCTTAAGTTCAGTTCCTGATAAAAATGGAGTTTTAAAACTTGTATCTGGAGAATGAAAACTTACAAAATCTGATGGAACATTCTGATCAAAAACACTATCATTATCATTAGGATTTGGAATTCTTATATAAGGATCAATAAAATTTCTATTATGATCACTACCACCTGTTGAATTATAAAAAGGTTTAATAGTATTAAATGGATAATTTGCATACATGCCTTTTCTTGGAGCTGCTGGATTACTCACCTGCCCAACAATATCATATGTTCTAAAATTGTTAAGCATTCCCTTAGCAATGATAGACTTATTACCCTCTCTTGATCCTCTTAAGATCTCATAACCAACAATACCAGGAATATCATTACCTTCATTATCTTTTGGATATGTAATATTTTCAAAGAAAACTCCAAGCAATCTAATTTTTAATTCATTAGGTTGATTGCTTAATGTTGGTTTAAAATGATTAGTAAGTTTATTTGCACTTGGATCTAAACAGTTATCCGGAAACTTATGATGTCTGATATTATCACCACATAGATCATAAGTATTACTTGGTTGATTGTAAAAGCCTGTCCAACATTGAGCACTTGTATTCCAAATTTCTGGTTTATCATCAGGATACTGTTCAGTAGATTCCCAGTAACCCATGTTTCCAACTGCAATTACTGTACCTCCGTCATCTGTTGTAGTTGATAACCCACTTGGTATTGTTCCTATTGAAGCAGTATTAAATACTTCAAATACATTATCACTTGCACTTAATGCATTTTGATTAAAACTTATTCCAGTTTCTGGTAATCCATTGTATAATCCTGGAGCTCTTCCTGGAATATGATAAGAAGATGATTTATCACCTGTATCATATACCCATCTAATAAAGAAACAATAAACTTCATCTCTTAAGTAACTTGCCTTATTTCCACTTTTTACATAATAGTCAGAAGGATATTCAACTGAAGCCCACTTGGCTGTAATTAGATTAGCTAATGGTTGGTAGTTAAAATCAAATTTAGAAGTAGGTCCAACTCTCAGTAAGTAATTATTTACTTCAGATATCTGATCAGATTTTTCAAAAACTGGTGTCTGAATTGGAAGCTGCTCTAGTGGTACAGTTATTAAATCTTCTTTTATTTGATCTAAAGCAATAACATTTGTTCTAGTAGAATATATACCAACTTGTCTTGCAACAGTTCCTTGGTTTATATTTTGTACAATGACCAAGATAAACTCATCAAAGTTTACACTGTCAGCTTCTACTTCAAGTACAAGTGAACCTTGTAAATCTTGAGGAGTCCAAATTTGTTGGTTGTTACTTTGAGAAAAATAGTCTGTAACTTTTTGACCTTTAATGCTATAAGCAATAACTGCAAAGTAAGTTCCATTTCTTAATGTACCACCTTGATTACCAAGTGTTAAATTAAGACATGGTGTCTCCATTAATCTTGCTAATCTAATTTTATCACAATCTAACTGATTAATATCAACACATGTAATGCAACCTATTGGATGGCCAGAAGGCCAAACATCTGGTTGTGTTTCTGATACACCAGTTTCATCAGTACAAATTTGTTTCCATTTTACTCCTGGCCACAAAAGTAGATTTACACCATTTGAGTAATAATTAATATTTACTTGTCCCACCCAACTATAGTTAGCAGCTGGCCAAGTTTGAGGATCTCCTACATTTAAAACTCTATCTGGATTTAATGCATCTGCAAAATATACTTGCCAAGTACAATCTTCTTTCTCTCTTGAAGCTCCGCTTATTAAATATCTTTTATCAAACTTAAGACATGCATCTTGTACAATAGGTCTGTAAACACAAGTATCAGTTTCTAGTAAACCAATCTCTGACATAACAGGTATACCAGTTGAATCATGACCTGCTGTAAACACTATCCACTTATCTGAGAATAATTGTATAGTGCCAATAATGTATTTGTCTACTGCAATTGCAGGCATTGTTAAACCTGCTGTTGCACATAGAATATTAGATTGCTCATTAGAAAGGGTTCCAATATTACCCTCATCTGTATTATTTGTTGCATTTCTAGCATGTGTCCACATTCCTTCTCCTACAAAAGAAGGGTCAGAATCTTTGTTCATCCCCTTAGAAAAACTACGGGTGACGTTCTGTGTTGTATTTTGTAAACCTTTTGCCATTACATTAGTCTTGAAGTTCCTACTCTTCTCCAATATGGATCATTTGGACTATAACTTTTAAACATATCATAGTATTTTGCATACTGTGCTCTTCTGTTTGTCCACCATACTTTTTCCATTTCTCTAAAGTTTGGTGTATTAACTAAACTTAGTGCTGCATTTCTTGCTGCTCTAAACTCTGGAATAATAAGCTGTAGCTTTTGAGCCATGTCTTCTCCATTGAGAGCTAAGTTCTCTATGATTCTTTTCTTCAATGCATACTCATAGTAGTCATTAATCAATTCATGATTAGGAACCATTAGATTATTATTCTCATCCGTCAACTCTCCCTGGTAGTTTATATAAACATGACCCGTTTGAAAAGTTGTATATAAGTAATTGTCTTTTAACCAACCTTGATTAGCTGTATTGTAATAAAGATTTGGGCATTCACAATCTATGTTCTGACTCTGCTTCATTCTTAGAGGAACTAAAGATTTATAAACTCTTGATTGAACCGGATTAATTACTTGGATAATTTCATACTGATCACCTTTACAGTTCATGAATACTCTTGGAGCAATACATGTATCCCCGTAAGGATTATTTGGATCATACTCAGTTGGTATTGGATCTACTATAGGATGATTAAGATCACATGCAGCAGTCTTGTTACATGGATTAGAATTACATGTTCTACAATTAACTGTAGGAGCTACACACTGATCTACTGTAGCTGGAAATTCTCTGTAAGGAATCTCTTGAATATTAGTTCCAGAAACTTGTCCACCATAACCGGTCATAACAGTATATTCACCACACACCATTCCATAGTTCCATACATAGAAATCATCAGGAAGTTTAACTTTTCCATGACAAACTTCTAATACAACTTCCTTAGTTTGATTTATTCTTAAACCAAGATCATAATTTAACCTGCGGGCAACTTTAATTAATTGCTGAGGTTCAATCATGTTCTCTAAGGCTAGAGTATTTAAGTCAATACTAACATCTTCTAATAAAGAATCAAATGTCCGGTATTTTAGTGTGTAATTGAAATCCATTATCTAAGTGCATTTTGACTATCATCAGGTCCATCTGTTGGAATTGATATAGCCATGGTTAATTCTTTTATTACAAACTGTTCAACTTCAGAGAATAAATACTCTGGAATAGCAAATGCTGTATCTTGAAATACCTCACACTCATCTGAATCACATGTCTCTAATGCGCCTTCAAAGATTGCCTCTATTCTGATAGCATCCCAATCAATGTTTGGACAATACAAGTATCCATTAAGATACCAGAAGTATGGTCTCTTATTATATTTGAATGTACTAGATTTAGTAATTGATATCCAAGTACCAGGTTCTGTTCTAAACATTTCAATAGATCCATCTATAGAAGATACAGTACGTATAATAGGTCCAAACATACCAGCTAATATAGTTGGCAGTTTTTCTTTAGATCTTTTAAAATAACATTCAGAATATACTCCTACACACCCTGCCTCAACTTTATCTACATCAATAAGTTCTATATAAGGTAACACCTTAAATATAGAGCTCATCTTCATTAGTCTAAATTGATTGTCTTCTCTTTTTATCAAAGTCTTTGCATACTTAATAAGTGAAAAGTAAATAACCCTGTCTGTTAAAAACGGGTCTTCCTTTACTGCCTTTAAAGTATTTCTTACTCTTGATATTGCTTCACCAACTGTTGTCATAGGTCAAACTCATTATAGTTTTCAAGGGCCTTTATGGTCTCCTTAAGTTTAATTTCTTTGTATACTGCTTTGTTGTATGCTAACTTCAACCTTTGAGTTGCATCTACAACAACATATGTGTTCCAGTTTTCTGGATAAGTCTTAGCTACAGTTCTTTTAAAGTCTCTACAAGCTGTAAACCCCCAGTACTCTCTATTGCGCATTCTATGTTTTGGAGCATAATTAGTAAAAAAAATCTTTGCTAGCTTACCATCTGTTTCCCAGTTCTTGTTAGTAACTGTTACTCCATACTTCCTGGACTTAGCAAAGTCAACATTTGTTTTCTTACTTTGTTGACATGTTCCAATAAAAAGCCACCCTAATGATTCTGGTAATTGTACACCATCTCTAGTATCTATAACTCCTTGAAATATTGCATTGTTGAATTTTCTCATGATCTCTTTCAACAACTTATAATCCAAGTTTTTATACTTAGGATACTTTTTTTTAAAATCTTTTACAAGCTTTGGATTAAACACATTCAATACATCTGGTCTAAACCTAGCTCCTTTAACATCAGGATTATTAAATTCCCTCATAATAATATACTAAAAATAAATGACTTTAGCAAATATAGGTATAAAACAAAACCCCCACAAGTGTGAGGGCTTTGCCGTTGTTGTTACAGAAACCAACAAACCTGCAACACTCTTTAACCAATTATAGTAATTCTTATTCTGACAGGTAAATCAAGATCAACAGGTGGCGGATCAAACGCAGGAAATATACCTATGTCACCTGAGAGATCTATACCAATGCCTGTTTTATCGTTATGTGTGAATTCTATCCATGCATTTTCATCAATATTAAACCAATAACCTTGAATTATTAAATCTACTACTGTTGGTACAGCAGTTAAAGTACCATCACATCCTACTGTAGGAATTCCACAAGGAGAATACACAGTATTAAGAATTGTTATTTGTTGATTAGGATTACCATCTGGTAAAGTTTCTTCATAAACAAATTTTCTAAGTAAAGGTGTTTCAGTAGCTACTGTATAAGTTGTTGTAGTACCAACTGTTACAGGAGTAACATCAATACCATTACCTGCTGCTACAATGGTAATAGGAACTAAACTTGCAAGATTACAGAAATAACCAACTATATCTTCTAATGCAAGATTTATTGCAGAATTTTGAATAACTACAGTATCATCACCACATTCTAAATCTGGACCTGTATATACAATACATTCAGCATCAAATACTTCAGAACACGGTTGTCTGTCTGGACATCCTACTGGTGTAGGACATGGTGCCGGTGATGTCAACATTGTGTCTTGACATCCGCACTTTGGTTTACTGCATCCGCAGTTTGTACATGTTGTTGCCATAATATTTTATTTACAAGGTTCAGGACTTGGGATTGATATTGTACATGGAGATATATATCCCATAATGCCATCTATACCTAGCATAAATCCTCCAACTTCATCTTCATCATTTGCATTGCAACTATATGGATAATTTTCAGTTGCACTAAATGATAAATCTACACTCTGAACACCAGGTGTTGGATTACCATTTACTAATGATCCAGCACTTCTAAGAAACTTAGGAACTTGATCACCACTAGATACGTGAGAAATTATATAATTTAAAGGACATGTATCATATGCTCCAGATCCACCTAGTGCAGTACTTTCTTCATTATCTTTAACTAAAGTTGCAAATAATACTCCTGTTGGTAATACAGATATACTAAATAAACTTGTAAGTACAGAACTATCTGATCCAGTATCAATTGATCTAAATGCAAACTTCCATCCATTATAAGCATTACCATCTAAACTAATTCCTGCAGGTAATACTTCAACTGGAATAACTGAATCAGGTAAACCTGTTCCAGCATTATAATTCCAACTTATACCACCAGCAGCATTTGTCAATACTCCTCCATCTCCTGTACAAGGCGCAACTGTAGTTATATTAAGATAACTGTTAACGCCTGTTTTAAGTGTATATTGTAATGGTAAACCAGTATCTGGATTATTAAGTGGTACTGTTACTTGTCCTCTAAAATAAATTACATTTCCAATTCTTCTACACTCAGGTCTTTTAATTGAAGATGGATCTGCTGTATTATAAAACTCAAAACCATTTAACGGCCACCATCCACTATCTTGTATCTCTGCAGATAATACTCCTGCAGTATAAGTAAGATCAATTGTGTTAGTATCTTGAACTGTTAAAGCTAATGTTTGAAGATAAGTATATATATCACATATTGCAATCCAAATATTTTTAATTGCATTTGCTACTGTACTTTCTGCAGTCAATGAAGGATTATTAACCCATGAGCCTGCGTAGTAGGTAGAGAATGATTGTACTGGAGAATCTCCGGCAGCTATTGAAGCTAATGAAGCATCACCATCTGCAATACATTGAGATAATACAGAACTTATTATTTGTGCAGGTGTACCTGTTGCAGACAATAAACTACAGTATCCAAGTATATCATCATTCATTAATGCATTAAGAACCTGGTCTAATGGGTAATTGCCTGCTGGTAAAATACAATCAGCTGGAATACTTGGTAAAGTATAAACAGGAAGATTATCAATTTGATATTGTAAATCTACTAATGTATCATTAACTATAACAAGTTCATTATTAATAGCAGCTATCTGATCAATTATAGTACAAACTCTATTTGCAATCATTTGAACATAATCAACTAACTGCATTGTAGTTTGTATACCTTCAATAAAACAAGGAGCTACTGAAACTACACAATCTGGACATCCTGCTGTTTTTACTACATCTGAAGGAATACCATTAAGTTCACAAATTCTTGTGATAAGTAATTGAATTAAACCTTTAAAATCTGTTGGTGCACAACCAGTTAAATCCAAACATGAAAGATCATAATTTGTAACATTCAACTGATCCATAATAGCACACAGCTCTGTAGCTAGTTTAAATACAACATCAGATACTGTATCACCACTACATAAATTAATGCATGGAATATCTGGGCCCTGCCAAATAACACAGTTACTTGAAATTGGACTACAGGGTCTATTATCTAAATTTAAAGGTTTCATACTTCTACTGTTATTATAATATACAAATTATTATTAAGAATTACAAGTGTTAGATCTACTATTACATCCACATCCACAAGTTGGAGTATTATTACAACATGTTTGAACAGGTGTACATGTATAGTTTGGATCTCTTGCTCCTTGTAAATCTGCTAGTTCTTTTTTAACAAGCCACTTTTCTCCAAGACTTGTATCAGGACAACAATTGCTTATACCATATCTTCTTTCAAGAACAGTTTTATATAAGATGTCTGCTGAGTTACATGCAAATCTCTCATACTTTTCTGTATCACATGCTGGTACAAAGTATCCAGGTCTGATAAATCTTTTAGGCAAAGGTTCAACAGGACATTCTCCATTAACACAATCTCCAAAATAAATTGGTTCTCTTGCTGTTATCCATTCTCTTACACATAACTTTTCAGATTGTGTATTAGGATCTAATCCTCCAAGAGTAACTGGGGCACCGGTGCAATCTATATATGATAATACTCCAGAAGTATTTGGCCAAGCAACAGAACATCTACAAGCAAGTTCTGCAAGACATGCTGGACAATCAGCATAATCAACTACTACTGTAACTTCTGTAGCTATAGAAGATTGATCAAAAGTTGGAAGTTCTAAAATATTAACTTCCCAACATATATCACAGTCTTTCAGTTTTATTACATTGCCTATTTCTGCACTTAAATCTGTATAAGTATAAATAGTTGGTTCAATACCACTGCAATCTGTTAATTCATAATAAGTTCTACTACAAGCTAAACAAGATTCAAATGATGTAATGATATTAATTACTTGTGTTGCCGGTGGCATATAGTTAATCAAATCAACAAACCAACATTCTCCACAATCAAGTTTTACTGTTTGCCCTACATAAGCAGAGTAATCATCTAAACTATACTTAATGATAGACTGATTATTACAGTTAGTAAATTTGTATGCAACTATAGGTAGACAAGTTGGACAGTCAGCATATACTTGAAGTATTGTTACATTTACTGCGCAGTCACAAGGGTCTTCTGAAATATCAATTGTCCAACAACCATCATAACCTTGTATTGTAACAACATTATTATTAGCATAATAACCAAGTACTGTTGTTGTATTAGATATAATTAATGTTTCTTCAGTTATACAATTAGTAAAAGTAAAACAAACCTCTGGACATACTCCGTCTACACATAGTCCAAAATTATATACAATACCATGAGTTCCTCCTGTTACAACAGGTACAATCAAAGAACAAATTGTTGTACTTCCACTAGTTACTACTAGTTCTAAGTCTTCATTTACATAAGTAATAGATGTTGGATTACCTGTAATTGAATAACAATTAAGTGCACATAAACATTCTACATCAGGATCAGCACTTATATTTAACGCACCTTCACAATCTCCTAGATCATTTTCTACAACAAAGTAACAACTCCCATATCCAACTAATCCTGTAAACTGACCAATGTAAGGTATTAGTGTATCACTAGTTGATACTAAAACTGGTAAATCTGGTTCACATGGATAAAGTGTATAACACTGTATCTCAACCGCACATGGATTACATAACTCTATATTTTCACATTCATCTGCTAATGCAAAATTAGAAAATGAAGGAGTATCAGGATAATCAGAAAAACTAGTACCAATGTTAGTAATTGTATAGCATTTATTTGGTTGAAAAATAATTCCATTTATACTTGTTATTGATCCAGTATAAACATATACTCCATTTGAAACAACACCATCTCCTATTGGAAAATTAAAATAATCCAACGCAGGTCCTAAATTAGAACAACAAGGAACAATACTATAATATGGTTTACCAGCCATTGCTTTTTATTTTGTGAACTTACCTAAGTTCTTATATCTTTCTCTTCCCCATACATCTAATGATACAGGTGCTTTTCCTTCAATTGTTACAGGAGCTTTTCTTGCTTGTTTTATAACAGGTACTGGAGCTTTACTTGCTCCTGCTGTTTTTCCTAGACAGCTAGTGCATCCTTGAGATCCGTTTGGTAATGTTCTTTTCTGACATGAGCATGTCATTGCACTACCACAGTTTGAACATTTTGCCATAATTTATTGGTTTTTAATTAGTTAACAATTTGTACAAGTCATCTTATTCAAAAGCTTAAGGGCATAATTATATAAGCTCATTCCCTTTTGAGGCTCATGACAAAATTCTACTTTAGATATTGCAGCATCAAGATACATCTTTATGAAACGCAACTCTTCAAGTTTTTGTTTTATTATTAATGGTGGATCACATGCATTTGCATCAACACTACAAAGTACATTGTAATATTTATTCATTGCTTGTGTGATTCTCATATGGTTATACTCTACATATACTTGGTCATTAGGAGATACACTGTATTTGATTATGTAAATCCCATCTGGAATATCCACATACTGTGTACCACAATTTGTAGTTTGTAGTTGTAAATCACATGCTGTTAAAGTAATATGTCCACTATTAACAAAATCAGTCATTACAGCTCCCTCAATCTGATTTGAATAGCCAAATCCTGGTACTGTTATATTAAGAGTAGGACAAGTAACTGGGATTAAAGGATTCACTGCATAAACACTTGTATCAAAAATCTTTAATACACATGAGTTCATTACAAAAGGAACCTCTAAGCTTAAGACATGATTTGCCATAATTTTATATTAAAAAAAGGGGAGGAGTATGAAACTCAGCTCCCCTTTCTAGTTATTAATTAGAATTAATTAAATACCTAAGACATTATAATTGTCCACCTGGACGTGGACCTGGTCTAAAACCTCTTGGAGGTAGTGGAGGAAATATAATTGGAACAATACATTCTGTTTCACATGTAAAGTTATCAAATTCACAAACACCACATGCAGTTAACCATTCAGTAGTAACATCATTAAACTCAGACAGACCAGTATTATCTGTTGCAACAACTTGCAATAAGTATTGATCATTATCAAATGTACTTGATGGGTTGTTGAAACGTGGAACACTATGTTGTAAACATGATTGGAAGTACAAACCATTACGGTTAATTGAAGCAATGATTTGGTTTCCTTGAGTAATTTCACGGATACGTAAATCAGAATGTAAGAAGTTTTGTCTGTATGCTTCTGACAATGTTAAGTCACGTACAATTGTTTCACCAAGTCCATTAGCTTGAGTACCTAAACACTCATGAACTACACAAATTCCATCAAATGTACATGGATCACCATTTAAGTCAACCTCTGATGCATAAAGTTTAACTGGTTCAACTTCATAGAAGTCAGTTAATTGGAATGTACAATCACCAAACTTAGTATCAACATAAGCACCATTTAATATCATACCTGCACATGCACCATCAATATATCCTGGAGATACATAGTTATCCCAAGTATCACCACCTAAAGCAACTAAGTCAGCAGCAGAAGTTCCTGGAGCATACCAAAGAACACCAGTCTGATCTTGTACAATAATTTGTACAAAAGGATTTACTACTGGGTAACGTAAGATTGCATCAGCCCATTTGATAAATACTTCAGTTGAGTCAACCGGAGTTGGTGCAATTGAACCTTCTGGACAACATCCTGTATATGCATCAGCAATATAGTATGCATTGTGATTCAAGTAACGTAAAGCAGGAGAACCTTTGATATCAATACGTAATGAGTAAGTCTCACCACATAAGAATTCTTTACAACATGAAACACCACCTGAACCTGTAATTGGATCTACATTAGCTGTAGTAACGTCAGTTACAGTAATTTCTGCAAGACCATCACCACCACCTGTAAGAGTAATTACATCAGCAGGAGGAATACCAGAACCATCACTATATCCTTTTCCAGGATTAATAATTGTAACAGATGTAACTGCGCCACCCACTCCAGTGCCACTTATTTGAACTACAATTCCAATACCAGCTCCTGTAGTAGTTGTTGCTGTAATAACTTCACCTAATACATATCCAGAACCATCATTAGCAGGAACTACAGCAGCAGCAAGTACACCACCACCTGCAGTCCAGAATGTAGAACCAACATGAAGTACTTCATTTTGAGGTTCACATGGATCTACTGTGTAGAAACGTGATACATACTTAGGATTGATCATCTTAGACTTGTTAGTCTCAGTGTATCCACCATGGAAAGGACCAATTTTGTCATTAGTATAAATTGCAGAACCTGCAAGTATTACATTACAACAATTGTCAGGAATAACTGACAAGTTAGTTTTTGGATTAAAATATCCAATATACCCACTGTAGAAAGCACCAAAAATATTTTCTGCTTGAGCAGATAATGAATTTAATGCATAAGTTGGTAAACCAGTAGTAGTTAAAAATCCATCAACTGTAACTGCTGGAGCAACTGTGCCATCAAGCAAAGTTACAGTTGTTGTTAAAGACTCTCCTGTTGCAAGGAATGTCTTTCTAAACGCGTGATTAAAATAAGCCATTTTTTCTTTTTTTTAATTTATAAACAATACTATAATATAATAAAACTTTTTGAAACTTCCAAATTATTTTAAGAAAAGTAATTTGTATTTTGTAGAATTAATAGAATCTTTTATAAGATCTAAATTATTTACTATTTCTGAGTATGGCATTTTACCTTGTAGTTTAGTTACCATAGCATAGATATCTCTTAGGTAAGCAACACCATCTGCAACTGTGTCAAGTGTTCTTGGTGCTACATCTTTACACTGAAGTATTTTTTCAGATACTCCTTGGTAACCTTCCATAAGAGTATCTACAAAATCAGGTAATACATCATAAAATTTATTAAGAGCTTTATGAGCAGCATATGATCCTTCTCCTGTTACTTTAAGGTGTAATTTATGAAAACTATTTCTTGCATTCATTAATTCCATTGCACAAGCTGCTACCATTGTATCTAAAGAACTTCCACCAACTCCTGAATCTGGAGTAGGTTCAGGTTTAGCTGGTTCTGACTTAGGCACTATTGGTAATGATTGAGGTCTACTAATATTTGCTGACTCAGGATTTCTTTTTAACATTCTAGGTTTTTCCATTATTTTTAGTTGTTACGTTCAGCAGTTTCTGTTCCTCTAGAAAATTGGTTTCCTGATTCAATATCTCCGGCCAGAATAGCCACAGCCTCATCAATTATTACTTCAATTATATCATCTTTAAATTCACAGTTTACTTCTACAGTAGAAGCAAGTCCAGTATATGGATCTACACAACCTTGTACTTGAATTTTAATTGGCTGTCTATAGTAAATAAGATCAGCTGTTCCAACTTCAAAATCTCCATTAGTGTAGATGTTTACTCCATTGCCTTTTAATGTTGCAAAAGTTTCTGCCCATTCAAAGTTAGGCTGCTTTGCTTTATCTCTAAGAAGCTGATTAAGATTTCCCTCTTCTGCTAAGTATACAGTCATACGTCTTTTATCACAACAACCTTTTTTAGCAAAAACATCAACTCTCTTCCATTGTAAATAGTCTGCTGGTATATTCCCCCGGAAATAATACTCCTTATTGATCAAGCCTAAACCATTAGTAACAAGTAATACTTGGAGATCATCCTTTCTTCTTGTAGACTGTTCATCACCCTCTCTCACAGGATTAATCCCATGAAGCTGTCTTCTAGCCCACTCTACCTGAGCTTTATTAAAGGACTCAACAATTTGCCAGCATTCTATGTTGTCATAGTCTTGACTGTCAAGCTTATTAAGCCTTTGCTTCATCTTAACGGTTATAACACTGTTATTCATATCTTAGTTTCCTTTTCTTGCTTTAGCCATTGCTTTAAAAGTTTTGGCTAATGCTTTACGTTTTGGTGTACAAGTTGGTTTTGACATGGGAGTGCAAAAACCTTTATGTTTTGGATTAACAGCATCCTGTATCCAGTTCTTATCTTTTACAGCACCACCTTTTTTATACTGGTTTGTTCCACGGTTTGTCTTAATTATTTGACTAAGACTAGTATCTCCAGTTGCCATAACTATTTCTTTTTAAGGGAACCGCCTAGTTTTTTAATAACTCCACGGCCTTTAAGAATATCAGCTTTAGTAACTTTACCATCTTTGTTTAAATCTGGAAAACCACCTTTAGCCATTTTACGTGCCATTACACATCTTCCATTTTCATCTCTAACCATACCACCTTTACAAGAAGATTGTACTGCACGGTTAGGAGCAAATGCTACTGACCCACCTTTTTTAAGCATGCGTCCTTCATCAGTACGTGGGTTATTACCATACTTAGGCATTCCAACAATTTCTGCTGATCCACCTTTTTGCATTTTCTTCATTTTTGTGGTACCCCCACATTGCATACATTTTGCCATGATATATAGTTTTTAACAATTCCATTTTTTTAGTGAAAGAGCCTTTCTTGTAGGTCTTCCTTTTTCATCCTTCATAGGCCCAGGCATTCCTGACATTCTAGCACAGAAACTCTTACGTCTCTTAGCATCTTTGCTTCCAGCTTTAAGCTTTGAAGGTTTAGTAGTTACAGCTGTCTTAAGTTTACTACCAGGATTAGCTGCTCTATAGCTTGCTACACCTTTAGCATTAAGACCTCCTGTAGGATTCTTACCTTCTTTCCTTGTCCAAGCGGCTGTGCTTCCACCATTTTTCATGGCTTTACCTTTGTATGTAGATTGTCTATCAAAACCTGGATCATTTTTTATTCCTCTAGATTGATATGAATTAGGGGGTGTATAATTAAAACCTGGATCATTTTTTTTTTGTTGTTTAAATGTTTTACCCATTTGATTTTTTAGTAACCAATCAATTTTTCTTGTCCAAGCTGCAGTCTTTGCCATTATTCAATATTTTATTATTGCTTCTCTTTAAGCTTTTTAACCCCAAAGTAAACTCCGGTTCCTGCAGCTCCTGCTCCAAGAATACCACCTACTACACCAGCACCTTTTTCTTTAAAGTTACTCCAAGCTCTAGCTCTCTTATTCTTTTTCTGGGCACGGTTAAAATTACATCCTCCGCGTTGCGCTTCAGGTAGTGAATTCATATTACCTATCATGGCTCCGTTACTAGCTTTCTTTAATTGAGCTTCTTTAACATTATTAAAATGTGTAAGCGGATTTACTTTCTTTACTGCTTTCATAATTATCTTTTTTTTGCCATTGCTTTAAAAGTTTTGGCTAATGCTTTACGCTTTGGTGTACAAGTAGGTTTAGACATTGGAGTACAGTAACCTTTGTGTTTAGGATTTACTGCTTTTTGAATCCATTTGTCATCCTTCTTTTTAGTTGCCATAACTATACTTTTTTAACTCTTCTTCCCATACCTACTCTAGACTTCTCAGCTTTTTTAGCAATTAGTTTAGAAGGTGTAATTTCACTCTTTGTTTTAGGTGTATCTTTAGATACTCTTCTTGTAGGCCGGCAGTATTCATTTTTACCACCGGCTCCACAAGCTTTACCTGATTTTGTATCTTGCCATTTTTCTGCTTGCCATCTTTTTAAGTTTGTTCCTTCTTTAGTCTTTCTTACTGTACCTGAACCTTTACGGCATTTGGCAATAGCCTGAGAAGCTCTAGCTGAAGGAAACACAGCATACTGTGCTTTTACTTTACTATAACAAGCATCTTTAGGCATAATTTATTTCTTTTTCATTCTCATCATTCCACCCATTTTAGCTTTAGGTGTAGCTGTTTTAGGAGCTGCACTAGTACCACCAGTACGTCCTTTAGCAACATTAGATGCAGCAGCTTTTGGATTTACTCCAGACTTAACACCTTTTGATCCTGCAACAGTTTGTTTTTTAACTGTAGCATTAGGATTTACCATACCACCAGTCTTATAACCTAAAATAGTTTTAGCAGCTGATTTTACTCCATCATAAAAAGATCCTTTTTTTGTGTAATTAGGATATCTTTTTTCAATAGCATCATCAACTTTTTTTGCTCCTGATCCAATAGCTTTATATGCTTTGTATTCAGGAGTAGCTTTAACTGCTGCTTTAACTACCTTCTTAGTATTTTTAGCAGAGTCTGTTACACCTTTACTAACACCTTTTGCTACTTGCTTAACACCAGCTTTTACATCTGACATTGCTCCACCTTTTTGCATTTTTAGACCAGAACCTTGTTTCTTTGCATAACGCATAGTTGCATTAGTTTCTCTTTTAGCTTGTCTTTTTTCTTTAGGTGTCATTGGTGCATCAGTCATTCTAGTTGAGAATGGTGTTGGTCCACCTTTTTGAGCCATCATTGGTCTTGCCATTGGTCTGTCCGGACCTGTCATTCTAATTTTACTATCAATGTATCCTCTTGTTGAATTTTTTTTAATAGTTCCTTTTGTAGTTTTTACACCACCTTTTTGAAATTCACCAGGAGCACTAGAACCACTTGTTTTATCTTTAACAGCTTTTACTATGTCAGCTGCAGAACCTGCAGTTTTAGCTACATTGCCTGTAATAGTTGCTGCTTTTTCATAGGCAGTAGGTTCAGTACCAGCTTTAATACGGTCTGTCTTTGCAGTTATCTTTGCAAGCTTTTGATCTTGCTTTGCAGATTTTTTGATATCCTTAAAAGAAGCACCACCATCTTGGTATTTAGCTTTAGTAGTACCACCATATTTCATTTTACCTGATGCTTCCATTTTTGCTTTTTCTTCAGCAGCTTTTTTAGCTTTACGTCTATTTGAAATATTCTTTCCAATACCAGCAGCACCTGCAGCAGCAGCACTAATACCAGCAATGATTTGACTTGCTTTAGCACCTTTTGATCCTTTTACCTCAGACCCAGTCTGATATTTTTTCATTGTTTTCATTTTATTTTAAATTTAAGAGTTCCAATACTTTTCACAAGCAATGTTTAGATCCTTAAGAACATCCTCATTTAAAGGATTTTTTAAGTGCTCTATTACATCAGACACATTTCTTCCAAGCATTGCTCCAGTTTTTGTGTGATAGATATAACCATCTGCCTTACTTATAATATACTTAAAAAATACGGAATCTCTAACAATTGATTTAATTTTTAATGTTTCCATATCTAAGTTTGTTGCATCAATGAAAGTTTTTGCTGCTCTTTCCTTGTTGCTTTCACCACCTTCTCCATTAATATATATATCCATGTTCTCATAGATAACATCATTTGGAGTTGATTTTCTATACTGTGTACTATTGATATCTACAACTTTTGCAATGTAGAATAACTTAGTACTGTTTTTATCAAATAATTTCTGAAGTTCAGCTAATGCTTTGTTACGCATTTTCTTGTATTCAGTTCTTACCATTACTGTTTCCTCAGCTTTATCTAAGTAAAACTTAGGCGGAACAGCTTTTGATCTTGCATCATCATAACTTTTTGAAACTATTGAAAACCCTCCGGCCTCAATTGCAAATAGTTTGATTCTATCATATGGATCAGCTGGATCTAAATAACTAGGCTCATTACCACATGATACACTTATTTTGTTCCAGAATTCAGCATTGTCAGGTTTTAATAACTTAACTTTATTCCAAAATTGTGGATCTTCAATTTCAATTACATTTGCAGCTAACTCTTTCTCTAGCTCAATAATTGCTTCTCTTACTTGTCTTACTTTAGCTTCTTTATCTTCTGGATTTAAAAGTCTAATTTCTGGAGCAAATTCATTAAGACCTGTTACGTATCTTACTACTCCATTGTTTTCTAAACAAGCTAGTTGTTCATTATGTGTTACTCCGTCAAACAGAGATAAACCATAAGATTCAAGACCCATGTTTGATGCATTAGCATCAAAGTAAGGACGGATGGCAATTGCAGTTTTCTTAACTGTTCCCTTGCCTGTTTCTACCATTGTGAATTGTGCTTCCATTTTGTTGTTGGTTTTTTGTTGATTTTTAAAATTAGTAAAAAAAGGGGTAGATGCTGTGCAACCACCCCCGTTTTTTTATATAGTCTGGTTAGAATGATCCACCAGTAATTGGATTTCTCATGACAATCTTCAATACTTTAGTTGGATCTTTAACCCAAATAGCTGGCATTGTTTGAGACATCATTACACGGTATCCATTGAATTGTCCAGAAGACTGGAATCCTTGAGAACGTCCCATATAATCCATAGTACCATTCTGATACCACCACTTCAATTGATTATCCCAAGACAATTTCAACAAGAAGATGTTATCATTTGTGTTGTCTGTGATATCAAAGATAATGAATGAGTAAGAAGATAATGGGAAACCATCAATGATTGGGTTCTCAATATCATTTGTATGAATGTTGTCAAATGCAGGATTCAATACAAACTTCACGTTAGCCAAGAATGGAATAACATAAGAAGTGTAAGCAAATCCAAAATTCAAGTCCATACCTTTACCAGTGATAGCACCAATATCAGCAGCCTGAATCAAAAGACCTGAAGATACTGCTTCTCTTTTGATGGCTTCATTTACCATACGCATACCACCCATACCAGTTTGAACAACTAAGCTACGCTTAGGATCTGGACCTTGGAACTCAACCTTACCATTGAAGAAGTTGTAGATTTCTCCACGGAACAAATCCAATGTAAAGTTATTCTTATTGTATACTCTTTTGAAAGAGTTATCCAATTGCTTCCAAAGACCCACTGACATTCTGATATCATCTGGTCCATCTTGCTTAACACGTCCACCGTGACCCCACATAAGGTAAGTCTCAATATCTGTAGCAATTTTAGACAAGTGAGCAGATTCCATATTTGTCAAGAATGATCTAGAAAGATCTCCATTGTCAAATGCTTTCTTCACTTTGTCTTTACCCATAACCTTCACCATGTCTTCCAAAGAAGTAACAGATGGATCAATGTTTTTGTCAAATGTTCTCCAGATCTCAGTTACTGGAACTGTACCATCTGCATTCATTCCACCTTTAATCATCAAGTCAGCACGTGATGAGATAGAATAATGTACGTGAGCTTCTGCTCCTCCTACATAGTTGTAGAATTCACGGAAACCTGTTTTAGTGATGATGTCAGAGAATCTTTCACCATATTCACCACGTGCAGAACCTTTACGGAAAACTTTAGTACCATTTGATAAGTACTTGTTCTCTAAGTATTTGTAGTTGTCATTGTTTACTAACTGAACAGTATAGATATAGCCATCTCCAATTGGAAGGATATCTTCATCTGTAATGTACATCTCACAACCATTGTATTTGTCATATGTGATGATATCACCATGTCCAAACTCACGTCTGCTTAATTTGATGCGGAAAGTACTTCCATCAACACCTTTAAAAGTATTGTCTGGTTCAATATCCTCAATTACATAAGGAAGCTCATTAGAGACAGGTGTTTGCCACTTGTACTCTCCACGAGCATTATCAACCATTATTACATTCTTTCCACCGAAGCTAGACATTTGGTAAAGAGGCATTTCAACCTTCTGAGCCATAGCCCAAAGGTCCACTGGACCTAGATCCATTGGTTCTGCATCCTTCAACATGTTAACCAAGTGGTAGGAATCTACGTGTGAACTAGCATTGTAGTTGGTATCCCGTAGAAATATACCATTGTTTAAAACTGGAGTTGCCATTTGTATTTATTTATTTAAATTGTTACTAATTAAAATCTCTTGAACAGATTGTTATTCTGTCTAGGGATTGTTCTTTGAGGTTTGTTAGAAGGTCTTGTCTTGAAGTCATCATCATCTGTTTGACTTGATGATCCAAGTTTTCTAGCTTCCTCAGTTTTTAATTGTCTTACTACTTTTTCAGTAGCTACTCTTCCTCCTTGATCTTTTACTTTAGTTCTGTATCCTTCTGGATCAGAAAGTAACCAAAGAGCTTCAGCAATTAAACCATGATTTGGTTCCACAAACTGATACTTTTCAAGTAAGTGGCCAAGCAAGTTTGTTTGCTTTCCAGAGATTGATGGATAATTTGGTTGAACCAATCCTGAATATAACACGCTCTGTGTTTTCTTATCAAGTTTAATTCCTCCAATCTCTCCTCCAAGTAAAGTATTATATACACTATCAGTGTATGCTCTAGCTTGTTTAGATTGTTGATCTTTTTTCATCTCTTGCTCTGCAAGTTGACGTGCAACAATCTCTTCTTGCATTCTATCCAACTTTGGTTTGAACTGATTAGCTTTTTGACCAAGCTTATCAAGATCTCTCCAGTCTTCAACCTCAGATTCAATTTCTTCTGGAGTACCAAAACCTGTTGCATAAAGATACTGTCTTGCAATTTCAGCTTGATCATATTCATCATCTGGATCTAACTGACGCATCTCCTCTACTTGAGCAAGTGTTCTGAACAAACCTTTTAAGTCTTGACCTCCATCAGCAACATACTTTGCTGCTAGTTGAAGTTCTTCTGGTAAAGCATTAAAGAATTCTTTTGGAGTATTCTCTTTAATCTTTGCAGCTCTTTCTTCAAAGTTTGCTTCAAACAGTTCTCTAAAATCTTTAGTGGTGTAATCCTCTAATGATTTATCATCATCAAAAGGAATTAACTCACCTTCTTCAATCATTTTAGATGCTAATTCAAATAAACCTGACTTGTCAACTTTAGGTCTTCCTTTGTTGCCAGCTTCTTCTTCTTGTAAGATTAAGCCATCAAGTTCAGCAATAGTTTCATCAGCTTCTGCTTTCTTATCTGCTATCTCCCTTTTTTCAGCAGGAGTTGCAGGTGTCTTTTCAAGGAACGAGGTGTCAACATCTTCTCCTTGTGAGAATAGTGACTTTGGTTTCTCTTCTTTGCCATCTTCTGGAAGCATCACATTCTCTGCCCCAGGTGCCCCAAATAAGGCATCAATGTCTACTTCTCTTTGCTCTACCGTTGTAGAGTCTAATACCTGATCATCAGGGTTGTTGTTGGTTTTTTCCATCACTGTTGGTTTTAATGATACACTATAATATACAAATAAATCTTTTAAATTTAAAGTGCTATTTGTAATTTTTTTGCATTATATAGCTACAAACTATTTTTTAGTTTTACTGTCTTTACCAGAATCATATTTATTCTTGTTAATTCTAGCAATTTCAACTTGTTTGTTTGCTATATCTTCTTGCACTTGAAGCTTTCTTTCTTCAATACTCATCTTTTGAGAATGTCTAATATTGTCATCAGATTGTTTTTCTCTTTGTAAATCCATTTGACTTTGGTACTGTTCTGTCTGTCTAATGTTTTTCATTTCATCCTGATAATCTGATATCTCATTCTTATTGATATCCTGCATTGCACCAAATCCAGCAGATCTAATTTCAGCAACAGTAATATTATTTGCAAGCTCTCTTTCTTGTTTATCAGCATCAGCTTGAATTTTAGCTTGTAACTGTTTCTCTTGAGATGCAAGTTGTTCTTGTTGCATTTGTTGTGCAGCTTGTTGCTCTTGTTGTTTCTGTTGTTGTATCTTAGCTTCAGAATCTTTAAGCACTGAGTTAAGCTCTGAGATTGAATCTGACTGAACTAATTTACCTAAGTCATATATAGAGGCCCCTGTTGTATTATTCTGCATTGCCATAGACTTTAATTGTTCTAGTACAGCTCTGTGGTTTGCAGTAGTTGTACAGAATATATTAAGATCGCGCATTAGAAGGTCTGTGCCATTGATTTGAAAGTTTACCTTTTCATCATTGCCGGTTATGTATGTTAGTCTACTGGAAGGTTTTGTAGAATGATAATACTGTGCAAGGTCAGTTCTCATCTGATGTACTCTTGGCATTAGATAATCACAGTGTTGAATAAAGAATACTTCTGTTTGAGCATAAGATGCTGCGGCAGCTTGTTCTACTCCGGTAGCAGTCATTTGTGATAACTGAGCACCCATACGTTGTGGGTTTACTCCTATAACTTCATAAGCCTGTTGCTTAAAGTGGTTAGCTAATTGTACCCTTGACATTAATCTTTCTGTCTGAGATAGATCTAGTTTTTGGAAATGCTGAAAGTTTAATGCATTCTCTGTATTTGTAATACTAGTATCAAGAGGTAGAATTTGAAAATTCTTCATTGCTGTATAGGCATTAGCATAATTTCCTTTTCCCCAGTCTTCACCCAAGGAATGCTTTGGTAAAGTATTTTGGTCAAGCATGATGATAGTACCAAGTTCATCTACCAGGATATCAGCTATTTGATTGTTGACAATGTTATATCCAATCTGGTATGGCTTCATTAAATCAATCAATGCAGTAGACTTTGTATTTCTATCAGAGAACACCGCTCCTTCTACAGGAAGCTTGCAACCATAAAGAGTATTATCACCTTTAAATTGAAACTTTAAAGAGCTAATGTGGTTCTTATCTATACCTACATAGATAGGAGAGAATCCACCGGGGTTATTCATACCCCAGAAAGAAGGAATGTTTGGTCCAATTTTTACACCACCCCACACTTCATTAATCCAAATCCAATCAATATGCTCACCATATACTAAATTGTCTTTAGTTTTATTCTTGAAAAGTCTAGTATCATAGATTGGTTTTTCTTCAACTTTGTAGTCTTCAGTTATTACTTCATTAATAACTTCTCCATTCTCAGCTACTTTAGTTAAGTTACCAACTTTACGCTGAGACTTCCAATATACTGTTGATACTCTTAATAAGTATGCAGTACCTTGATCATAATAATCTTCTCCCTCAGACAAAATCTGATTGATTATGTCTCCTTGGTTGATAACACTACCGTTCATTGCTGAGGTATACTGTCTGTAAGCAAGAGAAGGCATCTGAGTATTCCACTCATGTGATTTAGTTCCATCATACATAGAACCATCATTTTGGATACCACCAATTGTATATCCTGCAGATCTAATTGGGTAAACAGCTTCTAGTGCTTCTAATTGTTCAGTTGTCATCTGATAACCATAACGGTCAATAACATCTGATGCTGTCATCATGTCTGTTTTACCAACCCATTGTGACTGAGAAATATATCTTGCATCTGGAGATTTGTGGTAGAAAGTAATAGCTGGATTCCATAACTCTACTTCATAGTCATCCTCCATCATTCTAAAATGCCAGAATTCTCTATCTGTAATGAGCATGTCCCTGAAGCCTCTCTCTTCTAGTTCATCCATTTTAAATCTTTCAACATCTACTTTGTGCTGGTGAGTTGCCCACTCTTCAACCATTGATCTATAATCCTTCTTAAAGAATTGCTCTATCTCTGGTAAAGTTTTAAGATTCTCTGGATTTAATTGTTGTTGTGCTTCTTCAGATTCTGGATCAAGACCTTGCTCTAACAAAGCTGCAGTAAGTTTAATTTGAGCATCTGCCATAAGAACTTCTTCAACTGCAGCACGTTTTTGTTCCATCATCTCATTGTATGAGAACTCATCAACAGCTCTGTATGTTAATTTAGTTGATCTCTTAGCAAATTCAGCTACTAGAACATTAATAACATTAGGTATGATTGGGTAGAATCTTAACTCTAAAGCTGACTGATCCTCTTTAGTAAGAACATCAACCATGTCTCTATAGTCATTATCTTCTTCAACTATATAATCTGATTTATCAATTACACCTTTAGCCAACTTATAGTTTTTCATAAGTCTTCTAGCATTTCTTCTAATCTGCTTAAGTCCTTGCCACTCAACCCAGTCTAGATTCCATGCTGCCCACTGCTGATCTTTCTCAGCTTTTGGTAAAAATTGTAATGGCTGAGTAATACTACCAATTCTATTAGGTTTAGTTTTAGCCCCAGCTTTGGCTTGCATTGCGTTAATTATCTGCATAACTCTTATTTAATATTTTTGAATGGTGATCTTTTAAAATTCTGACCATTGCCAAGTTGGCCTCTTCCCATATGACGGAAAGGACTCCTATTTAATTTAAACAAATTTTCTGACTTTTGCAAGTTTTTAGCTGCATCATCCATGATTACTCTCTTTGAATAACCTCTGTTAGCTTGTTGAATTCTCATGAAAGCAACAAGTGCACAAAATGAAACCAGCCTATCCACATTGACTCCATCTGAATATTCTCTCATTTCCTTTAGAAGCATAGGATCTGGAATCCTTTCAATACCATATTTGGTTCTTACAATAGTTCCATCAGGTTTTGTTTCTACATCTAATTCTTCTTTAGTGTATTCAATCGCATAACTTAACAAGTGAGCTTTAAATAATACACCTGTATTCTTCCAACCATACTCCTGGAATACATTAGCATTGGCACCAAGATCTTTCAAGAAAAGTATTTGACTCTTAGGTACTAAGAATCTTTGCTTCTTTCTAGAAATCATATACTGGATAAAAAGAGAAATGTTATTCTCTATTACTGTCCATGCATTGTACCATTCTATGATAAGCTCTAATTGCTGGTGTGTTTTATTGATATCATCATATCTACCACACCATGATGCTACAATTCTATCTTGTTCAATGAAGGTCTCTGTCTCAGTTCCAGAAATCTTAGTTACCTCTACTGGAGCTTTCATTATATAGATAGAACATAATGATTCTGATGTTGTTGTTTTACCTTCTGATACAGGGTCAATAGAAGCGTAATACTGTCCGAAGGTTGGGTCAGGAATTGGTCTTTCCCATACAACAATACAACCAGTTTTATCTTCAGTCTTTTTAGATACTGGAAATTCAGAGATAGGTCTTTTATTACTAGTCTTTACACTTGGTTTTCCGTTCTCATCTGTAGAGATATCTAAAAACTCATAAGCATATTCTTTTTCTTCTATTCTTCTTTCCTGAGCTCCAATAAGATGTGTAGGAAATACAGATACAGTTCTATTAGCAAAGGCCTCTTCAATGTTTCTAGGATGCTGAGAGATTCTTAACTGGTAAGTTTCCGGGTCTAATTCTTTTTTCCATTTATCAAACTGTTCATCTAAAGCCTTTAATGCTTCTTCTACAAGTGAATTACCATATTGATCTATGTATGGTGGCATTGACCATTGCTCAGGAATAAATAATCCAGATAATCCTACAGTTCTATTCTTGTCTAGTAAGTTAGATTCAACAGCATAGATATCATTATCTGAAGGATGTAATATCATTTTTCTTAGTGGTTCACATTGTGATAAATCACCCACAGATCCTGCAGCTATAAACATTCCTGTAGTAGTCAAACCAGATCTCATAGCAGGACGCATGTACTCATATGTTTTATTCATCTTAGGAGCAATCCCGGCCTCTTCATGAAAGAAGTATTTAACTGGACCCCCTACACCATTTGTAGGATCCTTTTCAAATGACATACCTTGTATAGTTCCTTTAAGACCTACTTCATTTTTTCTGTCACCTTTTCTTACCTCAATCTTCTGCTGCCACATCATTACTTTGCTTGGATTCATTGGACGGTACCAAGCTGTGTGCTCATTTAAGAATGCTGCATATTCATCTAAGAATTTCCAAGAACCTTTTTCATTGATGTAATCTTTAAGACTTGCTCCAATCTTTAGTGTGACCCCTGCCTCAAACCATTGTTGACAAAGTAACTTTGCCATGTGATAATATGAAGATGCAATCTGACGTTTCTTTAATACTGCAACATGTTGATAATTAAGTTCAGCAAGCATTTCATAAAGAGCAAGATGATACTGGGCATCTCTAATATCTGCAAATCCAAACTGTTGTATCTCTTTGTTAAAGATAGGTAAGAAGTTTAACCACATGTAATACTCCCGCGCTAGATACCAGTTCTTTTCTCCACTCTTAATTAAGACACCTTTTCTGCACTTAGCTTTTTGATCATCCCAATAATTTAAAAAGTCTTTTGATTTAAATGGAGCCATGGTATAAACATTCTGCATTTTAAATCTTCTTGATTCTACTGTAAATAGATCAGCACTTACTTCATCAAACTGATATTCACCTGGTTCTTTAAAAATGCTAAATAAAAAAGTAGCAAACTCTTCTCTAGTTTCAAAAGAAGTTATTGTCCAAGTACCGTTATCCCACGTAGGAATATCTTGATATATCTCACTCATTATGCATCATATGCTAGTCCTTGACCTCCGCGTACTTTGCTAGATTGCTCCTCTTGTAAGTCTTTATAAACTCCTTTGAATGAGGCTCTTATCTGATCAAAATTCTTTGCGGCTGCTACAAGTGAATTAATATTTCCATCTCTTCCTGCTGTGATGGGTGTAGTTTCCATATACTTTCCAAGCCTATCAAGCATTGAAGACATTCCTTTATATGCTCTAGATGTAGGAGTTTCATACATTCTTTCACAAAATCTTAATGCTGCAAAAACTGTAGCATCTTCTGTTGAGAACTCTCCTTCAATCTCACGCATTATTATAGATTCTTTTTCAACTTCTGGAGTATGAAAGAAAGGATTCATATCTGGATTAGGACAAGTCATATAAAACAGATACTGGTAAATCTTAAGATGCTCTTCTGGATATTCATCCATTACATCTTTTAATGCCTTCAGTGTATAACAGTGCTCAGTAGGGATTACTGTTCTGTTTTGAACATCAAATAGTTTTATTAACATTAGTGTTTTGTTTTAAGTTTATCTCTGTTGTCATTAATATAATGAATAATTGCCAATACTTCATCAACTAAATAAGGTATTGCAATTGGTAAAACTTCTTTTACTATAGGATCTCCATGAAGATCACGCTTTGTTATTGGGTATCCCCAGTCATCTTCACCTTCAACTTCAAAAATTACATGATGAACAAATATTCTTCCTGGCTTAAGTTTTGGATTATGCTTAAGTATAATGTACATGTAGATGCTTAACTGTAAAGCATAGTGATAGAAATGACAATCATCAAGATTATCTACTGGAGGTAACAACTTAGTTGATTTACCTTCCCAGTCTACCCATGATTCTTTTTTAATTTCTTTGTTAGTTTTATAGTCAATGATATTTACTTTACCATTGACTACTTCAACTAAATCTGATTGTCCACAAATACCTACTGAACGTAGATATACCATGTGCTCAGGATAAACTCCTGGTTCAAGCTTTTGAGATGGAGCATGTCTTATTCCATTATTCTCACCGGATGGTTTAAATACAGGAATAGTTACTCCTTCTCTTTCAATTGAAGCAAATGAACATATGTCATCTTCTCTTTGGTTATGATAAAATGTTCCAAGAGTAGTAGATCTATCTGCTTCATTTTTCCAAATTTGTTGTATTATAATAGGATCAACACCAGCCCACTTTGACTTCTTGTTTTTAGAAACTCTTTCTGCAACCTTCTTTGTATCAAAAGGTATTTTAAAATGAGAGACAAGTGTTGTTACACTTACCCAATCAATGTTACTATCTTCAAGACTTTTGTAACTGTGATCATCTGCGTTAAATACTATCATTTTTTTTAATTGTTAAGCATTTTCAATAATTGAATCAGCTAATGTTCTAGCTGCCTTATCTTCTGACATGAACATTTTTTTAATATTACTTATTTCTTCTTGAGTAAACTTACCTTCCATACCAAGTATTTTGAGTCTTAGAAGTTTATTATCTAATTCAAGTTTATCCATTCTTTCTTCTAAAAGAGTTGTAGGTGATCTATAAACATTTTTATGAGCTTCTGTTATTTGACTCCATAAACCATCTGCCATTGAGCCAGGTATTCTTTTAGTACTTATTATTGTTTCATCTGAAGTTGTTATTGAACTTGGCTTATATATTTCTTTTGCCCAATCATCTTCATTATTTGGATAGTCATACATAAAATTAATCTTTAAGGTTATCTAATGCATCTTCATCTTCTTCTGATATTAAAGAATTCCAACGTAAGTCAGGACAAGATGTAGATAGGGCTCTAACTTTAAAATGTAAAGAGCATCCACATAAATTACAACAAGGTTGAGTTCCTTGTACTACACAAGATTTACCTTCTTCATCTTTTCTAACACAGATATTACATATGGCCATACGCTTTTCAGCAATATGCTCAACAAACTCATCTCTTATAATAGAGTTAGTTATCCCCTCCAGTATCTGTTTTCTGTTCTTCCAAATTTCTTTAAGATTTGCTTTCATTTCTTTTAGATTTAATGTTATCCTTTTTGATTTCCTGATCTGCTATTCTCTGCTCTAGTTTGATCAGTAGATCAAGTTTGTTTTCTACAGCCTTCTTATTAAAGTAAGCTCTGAAAGTAGAAGTATCATGATTACTTAAACTCTTGGTATATTTGGGTATTGCTTTCCTAATTAATCTAGGTTTTGCTACAAACTGACCAAGACCATCCACATTTATTCTAGGATGTGCTAAGTTACTCATGTTCTCTCTTACTGCTTTATAATAGAATTCAATAAAGTCTTCTACTAAAGGTTCCGGAACATCTAGTTCATCAGCAACCTGTCTGTAAAGTTTATTTGCCTTCTTGGGATTCATGTGCTAAGAACTTATAATCTAATAACACTGTACCTTCTGTTTGAATCTTTAATGCTGGATTAAGCATAATCAACTTCTTATTCTCTGAATCTTTAACTACTAAACCATTCTTCTCAGATTTGTTTATAGAATTTCTTACAGTTTGTGGAGACTTAAATATCCAATCCTCATCTGTAGAAGTATCAACACAAAAATGACTGAGCTCTATTGGCTGGTTAAAACTAAGCAATGTCAAACAGTTAAGATCAGACTCACTCATTGCTATATGATTAACATAACAATGAGTTAAAATCTGAAATTTTACTACATCCCACTTTGGCATCTTTACACGTTTCTCAACTTGATTTACTAATGCCATGATGTTATCCCTTTTTTAGTTTTCTTTCTTTTGGTTTATCTTCACTCTCTGGACCCTCTGCTGGTCTCTCTTGAGTTTCTTGCATCATCATTGCATACTGTATACCATACTGAGCACGTCTAAATCTTTCATGATCAATGTCAGCTAATAGTTTTTCATACTCATGTTGTGCTTTAAGATAAGGAAGAGACTCAGTGTAGAAAAGTAACATTTCTTCTTTTCTTGCTGTTAGTTCTTCTGCTGATAACTGTTGCTCAGCTTCATTAAATTGTTGGTTGTCCATCTTATTATATTTTAAAGTTTACACAAATATACAATTTTTGTTTAAACATATATAATGTAAAAAAGAAAATCCAGGCATACAACACACCTGGATTACTATACTTTAAGTAGACTTATCTATTTTTAATGGTAAAGTTGCAAATAGTTATCATATAAAATTCTCTAGATATATCAATCTCTACGGTAAAAAAATCAATTTTACCAATTCTAAAACGAATAGCAAACTTATCCCATTGCTTATTCTTTACTTTCCAGTTGTTTCTAAGTATCATACAATATCATTTGATTCAATTAATGTATATGTAAAGTTGTTTCCATGTGCAGCTTTTGCTTTACGGCAAATTGCCATAAACTCTTCAAAGTCTGCGGCCTTCTTAAACACTTGACATCCTTCTGACCAGTTTTCTACAAAAGTAGAATCGGCACCAGCTTTATGAATATTGATACCAAAGAGACCTTCTTGAATAGACTTCTCATCATATATCATATCCTTGTTTGGATCACGGTATACTTTAACTGGTTTGTTTTGTCCTAGTGCTTCATACTTACCAGAATGAAGACGCATTATATGAGAGTTAATATATTGTCCTTCAACTAATCTAGCTACACCAGCTTTGTTTCCAAATTGCATTACACCTTTAGTTCCAGGATCTGTAGTTGCTGGCCAACAATGAAAATGCTCTACATCATCAACAGTATAAGTTAAAGTTAAATGATCATCAAATAAGTTAGTTACTTTTTGACCTGTAGAAGAGTTTCTTACTCCTACAATATTTAACATTAAATCTTTACCATCAAACCACTTGTGTCCTTTTGATGCTACTGCTTTTTTTATTTGAGCTGCTGTGTACTTAGTAGCAACTGCAGGTTTACTATCTACAGTAATACCCATTTTAGCTAATGTAGCAGGCCCTACTACTCCATCAGGAGTTAATCCGTTCTTAGTCTGCCAAGCTTTTACTGCTTCTTCTGTTTTAGGGCCAAAGTTTCCTACTGGATCTACACCTAATACTACTTGAATCTTTTTGACAATCTCATTGTTGTCTCCTTTTTTAAGTACCATAATTATCCTATTTCTTCGTTATTACTTTCTTCTTGAGAAGTTTTATTAGCTTTCTTTTTAAGTGACATGATTCTACCTGCTGTAGTAATACCAAATGCACCAAGAGTAATGATCATAAAGCCATCAAAAATAAACTCTTTAATAATTAATTCTTTACCCCAAATACCTGTAACTACATCAACTATTAATATAAAGGCCATAGCAAAGAATGCTACTACACCTACAAATGCTTGTTCATTGATTTTGTTGTCATCTGAGATTAGCTCTCTAAAAAATTTTTTCATAGTGTGTCTGATTTAGTTTTACCCCAAAAATTCTTCTGTTCTTTAATAACTATTGTATCGTGAATAACAATAGTGTCATAAATATAAATTTTTACTTTTTTAATAACCTCAACAGTTTCTGCAACTGGTGTTTGTGCTAATTGCTCTTCTGCTGTTAATACAGTTTTCTCAAGCTGTTTTACATCTGACTCTAGTAGTCCATTCTCTTCTACTAATTTTTCATTATCAAACTGAAGAGTTTTTGCAGTATCAACAACATCAATATGCTCTGTACCACTCTTAAGTATTTGAGTAAGCATAAGAGCAATGATTATTGCTATAAGTCCAAGTATTACAAGCTTGTTTTTCATCGCTTAGAGATTATAATGTCTTGTAGTTTCTCAAGGGCTTTTGTGTTATTGTTCAAAGCCTCTGTAGTTTTTTGAGCATCTGAAGCAATATAAGTAGTGAGTTCTTTTTGTAGCTCATCAACTTTAGTTTTTAATTTGTCTTCAGAAGCAAGTTGTCTCTTTAGCATAAACCAAAGAACAGCTCCTAATCCTAGGACCACAACTCCTAGTGCCCCATATTGGGTTAGTGTTTCAAATACTCCAAATGAAGGAGCTTCAGCAGATAGTACCATATTAGTGTAGTTTAATCATTAGTTCTTTAACAGCATTAGATAAATCACTTACATTCTTAGCAAGCATCTTGATCTCTAATTGTGTTTGTTCTTGTATAGCTTGGTATTTGAGTCTATTCTCTTGTTCTACAAGTTCAATCTTACCTTTAAGTTTGCCTTGTTCTTCTGTATTCTTACGTACATCACTATGCACAATCTTTAGAAAATATCCAATAATTGTTATAGCTGTAGCTAATATAAACATCATTACTTCTGTTGTCATCTCTTAAATTGTTTTATTATAAAAAAAGATATAAATAAGATCAAAGAAAGGAATAGCATCCACCAAGGAAAGCTATCTTTTTCTTTATACTTTACTTGTTTAGTTTCAGCTTTATTATCTTGTTTGTTTGTTTTAACTAAAGCTTTAAGTTGTTTTGATAAAGAATCATTCTGCAGCTTCATCATCTTTTCTAAATGCTTATAGGAAGACTCTAATGCTTTTCTTTCCTGGCGTGTCATTCCTGCAGAAATAGTATTATTGATAGTTTGTACTGTACTATCTTTTGTAACTACTTCTTTATAAGTGTTAGTAATAGTATCAAAGATAGTTTCTTTAGTATAGTTATATTTCCATATTGTATCAGGAGTAATTACTGCTCCTTTTCTTTTAGCAATATCAATGTGTTTCTGCGCCTTGGATAAATGATGTTCAGTAGAACAACTATACATTGTAAAGAGCCATAAAAAACTTATTAGCAAAGCCCAAATAAATGCTATTAAATGATTCCAATTAATCTTCATGGCTGTATTTCATTGTTAGTATGTTTTATTTAAAATAAAAATGTCACTGTAGATATTGTTTCCTGTAGAAGCATTTTGCCATTGAGCTGTTACATCTAATACATTACTAATTGTTGTATCAAATGTTGTATTATTAACTGTGTTAAAGCCAAATCCTTGAACAGAAGCATTTGAAGTTTTTGTATAATGAAATGCACCTAAAGAAACTATAGATGCTACACCAGCAGCTCCTAATGATCTAATAGTAAAATCAATATTTAAAGACCACACATCATTTATAACACTGCTGCCTAGATTTTGTAGACCACTGTCTAAAAGGATAATAGATCCTGCTTTAACTCTAATTGTAATATTTTGATTATTATTAGCATTCATTACACCACCAAAGATAGCTCTAAAACTATCTCCTACTTGAAAACCATTAGCAGGTATAGTTAATGTACCTACACCACCATTAATAAGACTGCTTTCTACAGTAGTGTTAGTGATTATAGTACTGTTAGCTGTCTGTGCAAATAAACCTCCTGTAATAGTTGGTATGTCCAGTTGAGTTAAGAAAGGATTAGATGATGATGGAGAATTAGCATTTACAGCTGCTTCATATGAATTATTTGGTAAAGTTCTAAGTATCTGACTCATGACTATGAAGTATATTCAATTAATAAAATAGTACCTGTAGCATTGTAATTAATCGGATCATATAGATCTCTGACTCCTACACTACCCCAAGGAATTGTTATACCTGGAGGAATACCTATTCCGTTCCAAATACCAGGTGCACTACCAATGTTTATTACAGAACCTCTTAAGCTATTTACAGGTACAAATCCTACAGCAGATGTTAATACTGTATTATGAATAACAGTAGCTGGAGCTAAGTTAGAATCAATACTTAACAAAGTTGTTTCTGTAGCTAAACCTGTTGTGTTACTTACAATTTGAGCTAAGTATGTATTAGGATTAATATACGTAATTGGAGCTACTGGAGTACCTGTTGTATTAGACCCTGCTAAGAAATATATTGGAGGATCAAAAGTAACTCCATTCCAAATTCTTATTTCTAACCATGTAACATCATTAGCATCTACAACTAGTGTTGCTTCATAATCTGTTCCTTGTTGTATTGCTGCAAGAATTTGAGCAAGTAATGGTTCTACAGTGTCTGTGTTATCTACAAGTTCTTGTAATGCATCACACGCACACTGTTGCCCAAGAAGCATCTTAAGTTGCCAAGGAAAATTATTTCCTTTATTACCATCTGTTTTTAAATTTCCTATTGACATAATTATTTGTTTTAATTTGTTTGAACTAATGAACTTATTAAGTCAACAAACTTAGTTACTTTAGTTTTTTTAGCTGCAGTCAATGATGAGTATTCAATAGAAATTTCTTCTATATCTGTTTCTCCCAGAACTATAATATTTGCTTCAAAGTAATCTGATCCATTATAGTCTAAAACATTTACAGTTATGTGATTTCCAATAACTCCTACAAAGTCATTTACTACTTTTATATCTTCAGTTGATGCTGTACTTAAATCTAAGTAAACATTATTACTATTAACATAAGCCATTACTACATTAGTAGTTGCTGGGGCTGATGAGGATACTGAACAATTTAGTGTCATAATTTTTAAAATTTAGGTGTGTTTATTGCTGAATCTACACTAAAACTTCCAGCAATAGTATAAGTATTTACGAACCCTGGAGAGTTAGGTTTATTAGATGCTGCATTAATAACCCCTGTAATTGGAGTAGCAAGTCCAGTATTTATAAAATAGTTAAAACCTACACCTTCTGCGGTAACCCCTTTTATATATAACCTGGCAGTATTTGATTCAATATTAATAATATTACCATCTGTATAATTAGAATAAATAGTTGAGTCATTTAAATATAATGCACCGCTACCAAGTACAAGTATAGGAGCCGCCACAGTATCTGTAGTTCTAATAATGGTAGTGTTTTTTACATTAACCTGAGTAGAACCATCTACATAAATTGCTTCTCTTGTTGTTGTAATTTTTCCATTATATGTTACCTTAGAACTTCCTACACCTAAAGCAAGCATCGGGTTAACTTGAGAAATCATATCACCATTTATAGTTAAGTTTATGGCAGGACTTGTCCATAATCTAACTAAAGCTGCAAGACCACCATAAAAAGTATCATCTTTATCATTCATGTCTCCATTAACAATAATATTACCTGTTGAACTTGCTTCATCAATATAAAAAATTTGCTTCCAGTTTCCACCATAAACATTTCCAGTTAACAAATTTAGGTTAGGACAATTAATTACAGCTGTACCTGAGAAAAATCTAAATCTAAATAACTGATGTACTGATTCTATACTGTTTGCAATATTCATTACAACATTGACATTATTTCTAATTGTAATTGCAAATCCTTGACCAATTGTAGCTGAATAAATGTAGTTACCTTTTATTGTTACTCTACCTCCAGCTACTGTAGGAAGTATTTGAATAGCTGCAGCATTTACACTCATCCAATCAAATTCAAATGTAATTACGGATGCTCCTGTTATATTAAGAGATGGTTGTGTACCAGACGTTGTATATATTTTTAAACTTCCGTAAACATTAGCACTTACAGCCACTCCATTATCTCTAATATTAGGTGAACCTGTAAATACAACTCCTGATTCGCAATATATATCTACATTATTTTGTAGATTTACAATAGGACTAACATAATTCCCTCTTCTAATATAAACAAGAGCTCTATTATCTATACTTATACTAGGTAAAGCTGCAGCTGCTGTTAAAGCATTAGAAATACTTTGAAATGGTTTATCAAATCTATTTATTAAACCAGTTGCATTATTACCATTTACTAAGTCAACAAATACTACATTTGCGTAATTTGCAGCAATTGAAGGAATAGTTGCAACAAGAGGAGAACTAGGTGTTCCATTTCCTGTAATAGTCACTCCATCAACAGATACAGTTTGTAAACCACCTAGCTGTGCTTGTAAATCTGAAAACTTAATAGCAGTAGGTTTATAGTCTCCAAGTGCTGGAGATTGTTTTGTACCTACTGCAATAAGATCAGAATCTTCAAGTTGAGTCTTAATTCTTCTACCTACAATTAGGTTGAAGAAGTTAGTTAAGTTATTTAACATTACTTATTATTTTTTCTTGTTTAATTTGTCTTTAAGTTGGTCTCCCCAAGTCTTAGCACCAATACAAACAACAGGTGTTGTTTCTACTTTCTTTTTAGTTACTTTTTTTGCCATGATGATTAAAAATTGTACAGTTCATAATAAAGATAAAAAGCTCCTTCAAATTGATTCTGTGCTGTAGTCTTAGTTACTGTAATAGTAAGATCATCTACACCATCTACACCGCCAATTAAAGAACCTTCAATTGTAAGAACATCTCCTATTTCATAACCTTGTCCTCCTGCTGCTAGTAATGCAAATCCTATAGCTCCTGTTACTGTTCTTGTTACAGTAAATGTAGCTCCAAAACCTGTAGAAGAACCTATAGAAGCTACAGCTGTATAAGTATTACCTGCTTCTGCTAGGATAGTTGTTCCACCTGATACTGTAAAAACAAGTAATGCTCCAGCCAATGAAGGATTAGCATTAAAAATAGCAAATGAAGCTCCTACAGATAGTACACCTGTGGAAATTACATAAGGAATAAAAGTATCTCCTTGTGCTGGATTATAATACGGACTAGTTTGAATATAAATATTATCCGCATTACTAAAGTCCATATCTGCATTGTTAATTACTAAAGGTACTACAGAACCAAATGCAGGAAGTGGATCAGCAATAGTGTTATCCATAGTAATTTCAATAACTCCTTTTTGAGTAGTTACATTTACTACTGACGTTGTATTAAGATCAACAGTATAGTATGCTGTATTTGCTACATCACCTGCTACAGATAAATCTTTAATAGGCATAGCATAAGTTTTATACTTATCATCTCTTTTAGCAAATGTTACATCTGCACCAATTGCTATTAAATCCGTTTCAGGATTATTAGCTGTTGTTCTAATTAATTGCTCTTTACGTAAATAGAGCCAGTTTAAAATATCCATGATTGTTTTTTTATAAATATACAATATAATATACTAAAAATAATTGAATAAAAAAAATCCTCAATTAAAAAACTGAGGATCTCTTGGAGATAGTTTGAAAAAAATCAGAACATTAATGCTCCGAGTATGAATGATAGGATAAGACAAAAGGCAATTAGCATGTTAGCAAAGCTTCTTCCTTGTGGGTCATCCTCATAATAATTGTGTATTTTGCTAAGCACTGGTTTATTCATGACATTGGATAAGTACCACAATATCACTATAAAACCAATAATAACTAAGCATAATATAATCTTCATAGATAGACAAATATAAAACTTATTTTTATTTATGCAAATATTCAGAGTATATTGTATTGAGCATGCGCAATAGGTGAATATGTGGGATTACCACACAATTACAACATCACCCTCATTAAGCACAAGCTTAACTTCACCATCAATATCAATACGCTCAACAACTTCCATATTAAGTGATCCTGTACGGATATAGACTACATCACCTGCTACTACTTCTTCTACTTTATCACCTACTGCAAAGATTGTAAGTTTGTTCCACATCTTTACTGCTTCTGCCATGATGTGTTCTTCATCTTTTGCACTCAACTCAATAGCTGATTTTTTTCTTTGAGGTACATTAACTAAAATAGTTCTACCTCTTAATTTTTTAAACGGTTGCTTTGTTGCCATGGTTTATGATTTAAATGTAATTACTTTTACTACTGCCATCTGAGCATTAACTAGTTCACCTACTGCATGATCAAATAGAAGGCTTTTTACTGGAGACTTTTGCTCTGTGTTATAATCATCCTTCATAAGGTTAGCAATCTCAGCCATCATTGACTTTACTTTAGCCACCTTGTCTTCATTAGGTTCACTTAACTCAATTCCTACTAGAAGTTCTCCAAATGATAAGAGCTTAGTTTCAATAATAGTTTGTCCTTCTGGCACACTAACTATTGGTTTGTTTGTTTCCATATTTATTTTTAATTAGTTACTTCATCATATGTAAGCAAAAAGATATCTGGCTTACATGGGTAGAACTCACCCTGGATTCCTTTGATAATATAGTCCCCAACTGAAGCCTCCATATTACCTTCAAGAGTTTGAATGTTTAGTTTAAGCACACCTGTTTCAAAATCTGTATTAAAATAAGACAGAGTACAAAAATCAAATATCTCTCTTCTATTATCTCCAGTCCATTGAACAGCCTCAATAATAATAGGCTTCTTTACATATCTACGCATCATACTTCTGGTTAGAAGGTTGCTTAATAGATTCTACTTTAGATGCCTCTTCTGGGAATTCAGTCAAAAGACTTAACTTAATCTTTTCTAAGAGACCTATAATAGGTAAACTACCATAGGCATTTTCACTTACGCGGACTTCAAGTCCTTCTTCTTTCTCTATGATAGAGATAAATACTTTTTCTTCCATGTTACACAGTTTGTTGGTGCAACAAATATATAAATTTTTTTTGTTTAAACTAAAAACCCCAGAAAAATTTCCAGGGTTTCAAGCTTTGAACAATTGATTTTATGTTATGAACATGTACAAATATATTAAATTATTCATTATCATAAAACATTCTATCAGAATCTTCAGTATGCCATTTCTCATAATCTTCTACATTGTAAAAATCCTTACATACTAGATAGTCTGGTTTGTCTGGAAATGCTTTAGTAACAAATGAAGGCTCTGACCATTTGATTCTATTATTAGGTTGAAGAGCAATCTGACCATTATCAAGAAGTATAATATGATGAGACTTATGTTCATCAGGAGTCTCTGATAAAGTTAAATCAGTATTCATATCATTACTCCCCCAGTTAATGGTAGCATAGTAACTTCCTTTATACCACTTTCTATCTTTAGCATAAAATTCTACAGGAGCATCCTTCAGGTAGTTCAATTGCAACAGAGTAAAGTTATATGAGAAGCAATTCCATATCTGCAGATAATGAAATGGTAGATCTGGATTTGGTAGTTGTGGTTTGGTCATTAGGGCATGTGATGGTAGTTTATCTCTAAGCACTCCATTCTCTAACAGTACTTGGAACAATGCTGCCTGTCCCGGCATACATCTAACAGATATTATTACCCCCGCAGTAAATTCTCCTTTACCCTTAGCACCCTGATACATGTATTCATTTCTAACAAACACCTTCAGTGGAAAAAAGTTATGTTCTATATATGCCATACTATATAATTACACTTTGCAAAATCTCTATACATAAATCATGAGGTATCTTTGAACTTTCATAACTATTCTTTTTTCCTTGTGATCCATTCTTACTTCCTCTAGGAGAAGGTTGATGATGGCAATTCTTATTTCCATTGTGACAAACCGGACGAGGAATCCATTTGCTACTATTAGTCCAAATATCTGTAGGCTTAGCTCTATCTTCACCATACTGGCAATACCAAATAGTATGTCTTTTAAACCCTTGCATAAAAGGCATCTTACGCATCATCCCCCTAGGATTCTCTATAAAAAAAATCATGTTTGGATTAATCTTTAACCACTCATTTATTAAATCAATAAAATGAATATTTACAGCATCACACTTATGAGCATACTGAGATTTAGGAATAACTCCATCTCTGTGTCTACTAATAGCAGCAACACTATACGTAGCACAATCAGGAGAAGCCCATAGTACATCTGGTACAAAAGGAACATGATTTAATTTCATATGCTCTACATCCATAGCCAAATCAATTCCATCAAAAGGTTCCCAATCTACAGAAAAAACATTCATCCCTAAACTTTCTCCAGCCTTGCCTATAGATCTAGCCCCTGCAAATAACTCAAGCAAATTATACTTATTCATTACTATAACAATTTTAGCAAAGATAATATTTTCTGGTTACACTCTACTAATGCTACTGACATAGATAAACTAATACACTTGGGTATTTGAATTTTTACTATACTAGAGAAAGTGTGGGCCCCCTATAAAATGAACCCCCCACAAAATTCCACAGGGTGGTACCCCCTATCAATTCCTAGACAATGTCTGTACACTAGAATAAAATTAGAAAAAAAATCCTGGCAGGAAAGTTTCTCATGGTCAGTAGATGATGTGATGTGATACTAATGATGATATGTTATGTACTATGTATTGATTACAAGGGGGAGGGTGGTGCTGACACACAAGCCAAGCTCATCTATGAAGAGGCAAGGTTTGTTATTATATATATAGAGGGGGAAAGAGCCTTCGGCAGCTTCTTATACAGCTTAATACTACTATGGATTAATCAAATAAAACTATAGTTATGATTGTAAAATTTATGATTGAAGAGATTGAAGGGATTTTAATCTTGTTAGGCAAACCTGCTGATGCAGTTATGTTAGATGCATTTAATGAATTACCTGCTGAAGAGGTTAAAGCCTTCAGAGATAGTATTGCAGAAGAGTTTGGGATATTAAACCCAAGTAAACACTTACTGTTAATAGATTAAATAAAGGGGGAGTGATCCCCTTTTATTATTGTAAAACTTAAAATTAAATATCATGAAAAAGATAAACTTAACTTATGAAGAAATAGAGTTATTGCAATTTCTTGTAAAGATTGTAGACCAACCTTATTTTATAAATGAGGAAATGTATGAAAAAATTGATGCACTACAGTTAAAGCTAATAGCTATGAGAGCTCAATTAGAATATTTAAAAGTAAGAGAGGAGTGATCCTCTTTTCTTTTTATACTGATACTAAAACAACAAATATGAATGCAGAAACATTAATACAAGTAGTAGAAATAATTGATTCTAGACTACAAGTAATTGAAGAATCATTTACTTATGATCCTGATAGGGAAGAAAGTATAGATATGGCTCAACAAATAGGTAAAGAGAAAGCTCTTGAAGAATTAAAAGATTATCTACAAAAGTACATTGATAATCAAGTAGCTCACATGGAAACAGAACAAGGGATGTAATATCCCTTTTTCTTTTTACTTAGCCTTCGGCAGCCTTTGATACAGCTTTATACTGTTATGGATAATATATTGTTTAACCCATTTAAAAACTATTAAAAATGGACACTGTAAAAACACAAGGGATTCTTAAATCCGTAGGTAATGCTGTTAAGGCAAATGTTAATGGAACAATGTTCCGTACTTGCACTGTTGAAATCAATGACAAAGTATACTTTGCAAAGATTTGGGAAAAGTCATTCCAGAACGGTGTTACTATTGGTAACTCTTACACTGTTGAATTGCAACAAGATGGTGACACTGTTTGGTTAACTGTACTTAACGGTTCAAGTGCAAACATTGCAAGCAAAGAAGACTTTGCACACTTGTTTGCAGGATTAACTGTATAACAAAATTGAACACACTCTTAACGGGGTGTGTTCTTTTTTTCATTCTTGTGATCCTATGGTGTTTTAGAGATCCAAAATTACGGGGGTAGTATCCCATAAACATTGGAAAACATTGTTGGAATCCTAACTTAGCCTCCGGCATCCTTGCATACATAGAACATTGTGTTCTATTGACCGGTCTTCAGAAGACATCTATGGTTGTATGTAGCAAATATTTGTAGAAATTATGGAGATCCACAGGAGACAACTAAGATTGTTTGTAGCAAAAAGTAATTTGTAACTAGTTGAGGATAAATAACTTAGGATAAGTGTGTGAATGAAAGTGATAGAATGTGATCAACCTTCAACTAATATTAACCTACCTTAGTCAACACATATTCCTACTAAAGCCTTAGACTAATACAAATTATATAGCTACATATAACTTAGTGTAGTGATCACACTATTACTATTACTCTATATACTATCTTATCTATTACTTGGTCTTTAAAGAAGACAGTAAGGGCTACCGGGATATTGATTTGAGCCACAAAAATATTATTAACCAACTTAAAACTTAACTTATGGAAAAAGTAATTGACATTGGCTACAAAGTAGCAATTATACTATGGTTCTTTATAGAACTATATTACTTGATAACAACTTAAAACTTATACTTATGTTTATTAAATACACTACATTCTGCCTAACTATTATAACTACTATAGGTGTAATAGCTTTATTTCTTTTTCCAAGAGATCCCAAATTAAAATCAACTGAGTATCTTATGGAAGTATATGATGATGGATACTACATATACTGTGACCAAGGATTTGTTGGTGTTGTACCATTAGGTAACACAGCACTGGATTCATTAATGATAGATTATAACCAATAACTAACTTAAATATATACTTATGGAAAACCCTCATAAAATAGATCTTGTTGCTATGATTGATGCAAGAATTAACATGTATCAGAAAGCTGATGCTAATGAACCTTTCTATCAAGGAGCTATAGCTGCTCTTAGAAGTTTAGGAGAAGAACTACAAATGTCTATTGAAGCTGACATAGCTGCAATGGAAAGCAATACAGGAGAGTAATCTTCTGTGTATTAATTAACTTAAAAATATATGATTATGAAAAGAATGTCTGATTACAATTGGAATTGGTGGTTTATAGTAAACCTTATTGGTATTGTCATTGGTATGTCTATTGCTCTAGTAGCAAAAAGTACAGATGATCTATGGTTAGCTGATATAATATTAATTATCACCGTAATATCATTTATCCCTTGCCTATATGTAGGCATGAAACCAGAAGAATAACTAAAAACAAATAATATGAACAATCTATTTAACCTTATCCTTATTGTATTATCAGGAGTAACTTGTATTCTAGCTGTCACAGCTGAAACTACAGAAGTATTTATGCTTGCTAGCACAGCAATGTTTTTATGTGCATTACTATTTCTATTAAATCTTAAACACCCATTATTTAAAAAATAAAAGTTATGATCCTAACCAGTACAAGGATTTAGCTGATTAACTTTGTACAATTGATTAACTCTTAAAACTCTGATTATGAAAAAAACAAATCTTTACATTGCTATTTACTTTACAATAGCAATTATTTTTGCAACACTTGTTAGCTCTTGTGCTACAACTCATGCAAAGTGTGATGCCTATGGTCAGGCTAACTATTCACAGAATCAAGATACTGCTTCTAAGTAAGTATTCTTGTAATGATCATTATAAGAGAGCTCAAAAGGCTCTCTTTTTTTTATTTACTAAAATTATTTGTTATGTCAATGAGAAAACTACAAGAGGAATTAGAAAACCTTAAAGATGAATTGTATGTGCTTCACTTTGCTGAAGCAAGTCCAGAACTTTATAAGGAGAAGAGATCTGAAATTGAATACAAAATTGCATGTCTTGAAGAAAGAATTGAAGAAGAACAAAAGCTTAATCCATTTAGAATGATGCTATTTGGATTTATTATCATTGCCTGCGGCATAGTATTATGGGCGTATGTAGCAAAACATTAATAACTAAAACTATCTGATTATGAAAAAACTAATTAAATACTTTGAAAATATTAATCTTAATGTAAAGTTTGCTTTTGGGCTTATTTTACTATTATCATTGATGAGTCTAACCCTTAACTATTCTAGTAATGAAAAGCTTATTGCTATACAAGGAGAGACTGAAGAAATAAGCAAGATCATTATAAAGGATGAAGTCCAGTTTTCTGAGCTGGAACTTAAAAATCTATTGCTTGAACTTAACATAAGATTCCCGCACATAGTATTAGCTCAGTCTAAGCTAGAATCTGGAAACTTTAAATCACGTATCTTTCTTGAGAACAATAACATGTTTGGAATGAAAGAAGCCAAGAGAAGACCAACTACTAACAAAGGCACACAAAATGGACATGCTTACTTTGAGTCATGGAAAGATTGTGTTATTGATTATGCATTCTACCAGGCTGCATATCTTAATAGTCTGAAAACAGAAGACCAGTACTATCAGTATCTTTCAGCTAGTTATGCTGAGGATCCTAACTATGTTACCAAAGTAAGACAAATGGCAAATTCACTTAAGTAATTACTAAAATTTAATGATGAATAATACTATCACATCTGTCCTTGGTTTCAACTTCAATGTTGAGATCAGGGACCAGAATGATGAGGTTATTAGGACTGGAGCTAAAACTACATATTCATGTGGATATAAAAAAAGAAAGCCTAAGCCTTGCATTCTAGACACAAGTTTCTTTACACACTATAATGAAGCTCTCTTAGCTAAAATAAGAGACTACAGAAGACAAAATGATTAAGTATGAATATATCTGTAAACTATGATGATACTGATGTAGCAAAAGCTCTCAGTAAAATTATTAAAGATCCTAATTCTGAGGAATTTGTCAAGCTGATTACCCCAATGATATGCTCTAGTGCGCAGGCATGTAATCAATTTTTTAAGCTTATGCTTGGTAATAAACTACCAGATGTAATGCCGGTTGGTACATTGTGCAAATTAGAGGTGAGTCAGTTAGGATATGGTAGTAACAAAGATGAAATTAGAGCTAAATATGCTGATGCTGATGACAAAATAGTTGTTAAAGTCAAAGAGTTTAGAGGATATCATGAGTATTCTGATTATGAGGTAACTTATAATAATATAAAACCTAATGGTGATATAAATATTGAAAGTACTTATACATCTACTAGACAGCTAGACATAATTGAAGAGATTTAAGATAGTATATCTGTGGATATGCTTTTCCTGACCAAATGAGTAGGGGAGAGAAATCTCCCCTTTTTCATTGTGTAGCTATATAATGCCAAATTTTAAAGGTTTAAAGATTAAACATATAATATTATATCATACATTTACTAATCTTTATGTATTTACAATGTTATATCAGCTGCCCAACGGCAAGGTAATTTATATTTCAATTGAGCAATTCCTAGAGCTCACTGATGAGGATATCCAGTACATGATGTCAGTAGATTATGGTGATTATACAACAAATCCTTTCACTGATTCGGCAGTAATACAAAATTCAAAAGAAAAACACTATGATTTTGATTATCTAGTAGATGATGAAAATGATAATGAACCCATATCAGATGATGACCCATTTGATGATATAATAGACCTTACGGATCCTTTGGATTATTAATATTCTGACTTGCAATAAGAATATTATCACTTACTTATAGCTTGAGTGGCTATAAGTATAGTATTTCTACTCAAATTCAATTCATTTATTTTCTAACAATTAATTTTTGTGCTATGAACTCAAAAGTAACAGTTGTGGCTGATGCTACTACAAATGCAGTGATTAACAAATCAAACAATCCAGAGTATGGTTATGTTAAACTTGCTCAACCAAGAACAACAATTGATGATAATGGTTTCCTAAGAAGAACAGTATTGACAGCTTTAATTCAGGCTCCAATTGCAATTTTGCAGGAGATGGGTTATTATGCTGGTCAAATCTTAGAAGGTAAGATTATCATTAAAGAATCATTGACTCCTTTCAACAAGAAAGATCCAAGCCGTGATTTGAAAGTTGCTGGTAAAAGCGGTATTCCTTGTACTATTGAAGGTAATCCTATTTACCGTAAAACTGTGTATGCTCAAGCAGGTAATGCTGAGGATATTACAATTCAACATGATAATACAGAAGAACTACGCAATGCTTATGCAGCAGAGCAAGGATCTTCTGCTATTCAACCTAATCAAGAGTTTTCACTCTAATAGGTTAATAATGATCACTATAGGGAGCTGAGAAATTGGCTCCCTTTTTTTTATTGTTTAAATTAAATGTATATGATTATGGAAAAGCAAAACACAAAACAAAAATTTGAGTATTCAGGGAATCTTGAAAACTATCAACTGATTAACCAACGTCCAACTGTAATGCAGTATGAGACAGATTGTTATTCTCAGTATCAGAACTATCTCTATAAGAGAGCACTTTATGGCCTGGAAGCATTATCACCACAAGAAATGAGTGCAATGTGCAGTAAGAAAAAACAAAGAGTGATTAATGTTTACAAGAGAGCACAAGTTGTACTTAATAAGTTTAAGCAACAAGTTACTATTCAGTATACTAATGTTTTCTTCAAGACTTTGTTCCCAAATAGTCCAATTACAGACTTCTTATTGTCTGAAGTTGAGACAGATGAGAAGTTCAAAAACACTCTAACTTTTAAAGATTTAAACATATCTAAAGAACAAATTATTGGTATCTTTATGTCTGAAGGTATCCTTCCTAAAAACTTTTTAAGTTTAGAAAGAGATCCTAATCATTTACCAAGATTAAAAAATGAAGTTAAAAGTATGTGATGGATGTGGCAAAGAAAGGCCCATCTGGAAGAGTAGCGGAACTGGGGGATTAAAATTATGCCAACAATGCTGGAGTTGCCACAAAAGCGGAGAGAATATACAGAAACCAACAAGTTCTGAGATCCCCCGTGTTTCTGCCAAAAGAGCAAAGAAGGATGCTGAGTACAGTAAACTAAGACAAAGGTATCTTACTGATAATTTTATGTGTGTAGTAAAGGTGAACGGATGTGGCCATGGTGCCACTGATGTTCATCATACATACGCAGGAGCTAACAGAGATGCTTTTTATTTAGTGCAAAGTACTTGGATACCAGTTTGTAGAAACTGTCATGATTGGATTCATTCTCACCCAGAACAAGCAAGAACAATGAATTGGTTAAAATGATTGTATATGATTAAAGAAAAATTAAAAAGAAAGTCTGGTCCAAAATATAATATTGATAACCAGATATTTGGTTATTTAACTGTATTAAAATATGCTGGTGCTGGTAAACAACTTTGTAAATGTACTTGCGGTTGTGAAACAACTATTTCTACTGGATCACTTATAGGAGGACATAGAACAAGTTGTGGATGTAAAAAATATTATAGAGAACCGTCTAAAGATTGTACTAAGTGTGGAGTTACTTTATCAGATAAAAACAAAGCACATGCTAGAAAATATAAGAATGGTACATTTGCTAAATCTAGTGTTTGTAAACACTGTAAAAGTAAAGCTTCTTTTTGTTTTTATAACTATGAAGATTCAGAAATTGAAAAACTAAGTTTAAAAAGAAATAAAGATATAGCAAGACAAATTTCTTGGTACAAGAATGGAGAAGTTTATAAAAAAAGAGATGTTGCTTATAAGAAAAAACTTACAGCAGATCTTCATGATAAGTATATTACAAAAGTATTACTTGGTGATGGTTATTCTAAACAAGAAATTACTCCAAAACTAATAGAATCTAGAAGAGCTCAACTTAAAGTTTATAGAGAAAAAACAGGATATTCTTGTGAAGAAGATTATATTAAGTATGAGTACAAAGGAGTAATGTATAATCAAAAGAATTATTGTGAAATGCTTGCAAAAGAATCAGGTCTTAGTTTTG